TGTCTCAACAAATTGAGAGGGAAGGACTCGGACACGATTATCTACCGCTTCCTGCTCCTCCATCATTACATCTTCTTTTTTTGGCTCAGACCACTCCCAGTCAAACGCCCCATCTTGCTCAAAATTCCTCACAAACGGCTCCCTAAAAAATCCCAATAAACGGGCATAACTAAATTACGGTCAATTATATCACAACAAAATTTAAAAGGAGGAACTTAAAGGTGACTAACCGTAGCGAAAAGGAGATGTTGGTGTGTGGGTTTGAGACAAGAAAGGTGAAGGGCAAAGACCATTGGGTCGGGTTGCTGCATCTTTTGGATGAGAACCTACAGAAATGGACCAAGATAATAGACTCAGGGTTTGCATCCAGCGACCTATCTCATCATGCCAGTGAGATTCCGTTGGGTACTGAAGTGAAGGTAAATGAGAGAAATCTCAAGCCCTACAGAGGTGGGTGGAGATCTCAATTTTCGGGGGTCGGCACAGTTCGAGGGATGGGAGTATTCTTTTCCGAGGAATACAGAACACATCCTGTTCTGTTCATTCAGGTAGACATACCTGGAGTCGGGGTCCGAAACATAGAAGTAATCTCTACTCCTGACTATGAACACATAAACTCAGAGGAAGTAAAGGAGATATGGGAAGACACGTACTCCCAGTATCTGCTAAGCTTTCCTATGGGTTCGCCAGTTGGAGTTGAGTGGAAAGAGTATGGGAAGAGAAAAGGATATCACGTACTCACAGACCCCTCTCCCCATGTCTTTGACGTGGATCGAGGAGTGCATACAGAGTTACCAGCGAGTCCTGCTGGGTGATCTGTACGCATGGGATATGAAGCCGCAGGTAGATCCATTGAAGTGGGTCTTTCACTTGCGGCTTCATCGCCACATTAAAAAGGAAGAAGTTCCTTTTTTTAGGTCTGTCTTGAAGGGATGGTGCGAAGCTAACGATGCGGTGTATCAAAAATCCAACTGGAAGAAGTACGATTTCAAGGCGATTATCTATATTAAAGGACTAGGTCCTGTGCAGGACAACAAACCGTATGAAGAAGATCGTTAGGCCGCTGGTTTGACGCTTACTCCCTTAACGTCCTTTAGCATGTCTTTTAAGTACGCTGTCAGCTTCTGATTTTTGGTTTTTAGTCCTCTCTCTTGTATTCCTCTAAGTCCATCTGTTCTAGGCGTAGCATAAAAAGGATTCTTAACTCGAGCTTCCTTAATCCAGAGAGGATGATTCTCTAGAATAAACTCATAAGCAGCTATCTTTGTGTGCTTCTTTTTCTTTTTAGCTTTGGATGTGCAGTGCGCAGAAACTTTATCCATTACGTACTCCGGTAGCTTTTTGCCTTTCGGCGTGTGCTCTTCAAATCTTTTTGCGAGCTTTGGGTTTGTGGCGTACATGTATCTGCGCTGGGCCTGAGACTTAAAAGGCATCTCTAAACTTCGCCTAACACCGTATCCACTAACTCCAAGAAGTCCTTAGTGTAGTGATCGTAGTTAAAAAAAGGAGATCCAACTACGCCGTTGGCGTGGACCCCCATAGATTTAACTTCGGGTATATAGGCCGCACTAAATTTATCGGTGGAGCCGAAGTGAGCCTCTATAACCTCTGCAAGAAGGTTCCTAAAGTCGTCGTTTCTAACATCAAAAAATTGATAGATTAGATCGTCTCCTTTAGCAACTATCTCAGCTCTAAAGTTCTCTCCCCTAAATCCTGCTCTCGGAACAGGAACGACCCCAATCTCGTGTCCAGGTGAAGACTTCTTTGAGTCTTTCATAAATTCTGGAGTAGTCATTTTTCCTCTTTCTCCCTAAATAACCGCTGCTGCGATTGTTCCTGTATTCCCCAATGTCAGCCCTCCGCTCCAGTAAACTAATGACAGGTGCGCTCCCAAAACTGACAGAGCTACAATAACCTTGCCATTCTGAACACTGGGTACTTGATACGTCATTAGTTGAAATACTGAAGGGTTTGCATCGGTTCCTTTAGTTTCAAAAGACCAATCAGCCGCTGTGTCCACATCAGGGCTTGCGTTGTTACTCCATCGAGGGACTAGGTTAATGGTCTGAGAAGCTACATCTCCGCAGTTAATTTCTATCAGTACCTTGTCCATTCCAGCCAAACCGCTAACAGCTGATGTGTACTGGTTCGCCGCCAGAGCAGCAGCGTAATCATTCCTCGGAGCAATAGCCTGTCCCCCATCGGTAGGGTCTACTAAAGTTTGGGACGTTCCCTGTTGAGAATTAAAATAAACAACAGGCATCCCAGAACTATTGGAAGAGATCTCTACTGATCTGGCAGATAAATTGTTGTCTCGGATAAACTGAGATACGTCGATCTCAGCATTTAGAGTTACGCTTCTTGTAGACATTATTTTGCTCCTTTTCCTGATGTAAGAATTTCGTCCCTTGACCTATCACTAACTGAACCCGTAGGGGCTAAATCCAGGAGGCTTGGAGGCTGTTCCTTACCATGCAATACTTTAAACTTCTCAAACTTCTTTAGGGTTTCCTGAAGTGCAGTATCTCCTGCCTGCACTCTTTCGTCAATCCTAGCTAATCCTCTAGCCAATCCCGTAAGCATTTCTACTTTCTTTGAAGATAGAGGCAAAGTTTTTGTCTCTAGGAAAGAATGATACAGCTCGGACTGAACTTCCATCATTATTTTCTTAGAGTCTAGTTGTTTTCGAACTCCGACTCTATACATGGCAACTTCAGGTCCCGCAAGTAATGCCAAAGAGTACGGAGACTTGGACGCCGAAGTTCTTCTAGTAGAGTCTCTTTCGAGATAGTACGCCCAATCACTTATGCCCATCACTTCTGTATTCCAGAAGTAATGTTTATATTCAGAAATGGCTACATCACTGACCATTGTCCCAAGTTTTGCGAGGCGATTAGAGGACTCTACGAAACTAACGTTTCCCAGAATCATGCGCTCTACGTTCTCACGAAGTCGGGGATTGGATAAGATAGAGTCTCTCATCTCTAGCATTCCCTTATCGGGATGTACCATGGAGTAAAGTCTCTTCTTTTTTAGCCAGGACACTGAGGGCCTATGGCTACTCTCCCAAGGGCGAAAGTCTTTAGGCACATCTTTTAAGTCTTCTTTATATAGAGTTATCTCGTTCTCGGTAACTGTCGAAATACCGTACAGCTCCAAGTTGGTATTTATTGACTCTAGGGACAGATCGTCTCCTAGAATCAGTAAATACTTAATAAAGAATTCAGAAGGGTGTGCCATGAAGTTCCTATATCCTGCCCCGGACACGAGGTACACCGGTACGCGCGGCGCGAGCGTTTAAGATTTTAGAAGGAGCCTCTACCTTCCTAATAGTCGCCGGAAGCTTGAGGGGTGTAGTCGCTGCCAGCGCCTTATGGGTATGAAGTAGACCCGCCTCTTTAGTCCATAAGGGATGTTCTGCTAACAGAGACTCATATGCTGCTATCTTGTTCATATTGAGTACCTCTTAAGTGATTTGAGCCCCGTTATCACATCTTCTAATGCCGTCATAGCCCTGACCGCAGCCGTCTTTGGAATCGACTGTAATCCTAGCTGAGACGCAAGCACCAGAGAGGCGAGCTTTGTCGATGCGTCTTCCAGCTGCGGAAGATTCTCTACAAATGTTTCTATGTTCTCTGGGTTAAGAAAATTTAAGGACAGTACTGCGTCTACTGCAGCAATATCTACTAACGCCGAAGCCTCTTTACTAAACGTAATAGCTGATATCTCTTTTAACAGGTTAACTCTTTTAGGTATCTCCTGAGATCCAACTTCAATCAAGGCGTCCATTTGCGCTTCTTTGATGTATTCAGCTCTACTACTTAGAGGATTAAGTCCGAAGATTCTAACAACTTCCCCCGTGCTGGCGGCTTTGCTTAGTAATCCAGTGGCTACGTTTTGAGGAACTCCTGCCATGGCTAAATTGAATACGCCGTCTGCCAGTGTGTGCTGTCCACTGCCGACTTTCTCAAATACCGGCCCGCCCAAAGTGCAACCGGTGTCCCAAGCTCTTATCTCTGCCATAGTGTCGTATGCGTTAGCCTGTGCCACCTTCATAGCTTCTTGAGCGCTAGCGAGCTGTACTGGGTTCTCCAACGGCAGGAATCTAAAGTCTATAGGTATGACAATTTCTTGCGGGGATGTCGCTACTGGTGTGGCGATTCCCTCCGACGGAATAATCCTAACATCGTTCCCCATCATGTCTTGTGCTGCGAAGTAAGCATTACCTTCTACAGCAACCTTAGTAACTATGTTGTAGGGGACCGTGGCGAAAACTGCCTTATCGGTAGTTTTAGCAAAAATGCCCAGTCCCCTTACGTGGGGACTTTCGGGAATTGGCAAATTCGTGTTAACGCCAACCAAAGATCCCATAATCGGCTGAGGAGAAAGGCTGTGCTCAGACCCGTTGGTAAACAGAGACATAGAAGACATCTGCCCACTTACAGGATCAAATAGTTGCGGTATGACATATCCAACTAATGTATTGCCGTCAAACTTCGTAACTTTGTACAGTCCAAATCCCGTAGCAGGCTCTACCTTTTCACTTAATGGGTCAGGTGCTGCAGGAACATTAGTAACTGTTGCTGCACCTTGCTGATCCGCTGCTTGAAGCATTTCGGGCGGCAGCGCTTGCTGCGCTTGCTGCGCGTTTACTTTCACTTCCTTCGGGGCTACCCCTTTTGGAGCTGCTGACACTTTAATTACATATCCATAGTCGACAGGACGAACCTGAACTACGTCTACTCCGGCAGTGAAAGATGATATGGCAGAAGAGGCTAGCTTTTCCGTGGAGACAATGGGCTCCTCGGTCAAGCCTTCAAGACACTCCATAACCATTGCGTTCTTCTCGATCATTCGCCTTACATCTGTTTCCGCAAAAGTATCATTAAATCTAGCAAAATCAGACTCATTTAATGTCCCAGAAATTTGCTGACAAAGGGATGCCTTCTTTTCGAGCTTACGCTCAATACGACTTAGACGAGATTGTGTCTGTTTGTGCTGTTGCCCCTTCTTATACTCATTAAGGGCGTCCTTGGCTCTCTGGGTACGGTATATAAAGTCCGCCAAAGAAGGGTCGATGTTCCCTCGTTTAAGTATTCTTTTAGCGGTTTCGATCTCGCCCTTGTCTAATGCCCGCACCAGAAGCCCAAACAAACCACCACCCAAAGCCCCAATCAGTAGGCCTACTAGTGGCTTAATTCGTGAACCCATTACCGAAGCCGCTCCGGTTATTGCACCTAAGAGAGCCCCCGCTCCTCCCGCAGTTAGAAGATCCGTAGGACGCTCTTTTGCTTTGGCATTGAGATACGCTACGTACTCTCCCCTTCTAATATCGTAGGGAATTGCAGACATTATAGATGTTGACGACGGAGGCTTCGCTCCAAATATTTTTGCTTCTTTCTCAATCATTGGGGTTTTCTCCAAAGAGGTGTTTCATAAACTGCGCAGAGGCCTCTTTTAGCGAAGCAAGGTTTCTGCCGGTATTGTATTGATTCTTTGCGGTAACTGAGCCTAAGTATCCGCCCGCAATGGCAGAGGGTAGGGCGGCTCTAGACCCTAAATCCCTAATAGAACTCACGGCACCGGAACCTGCGCCGATAAGTCTATTCTTAATTCCGCCTTGAGACGTAAATGTTCCTTGAAGCGCCCCGATACCTCCCGCAGTAACCCCAGGAACTACAACAGCGCCTCCGAGAGTGCCTCCCAAGCGTGCTAGTAATCTCTTTCTCTTATGTTCCTTTTCAGATATCCCTGCTTTTTGGGCGCGTATCCCTGCTATGGCGGGATCAATTCCTCTAGGATCAACTGCTCCTACAAAATCAGAAAGCCCTGCAGAAAGGTCTTCGGCATTCTTGTCCATTAGCCTTGAATAAAGATCCTTCGCCTTTTCATACGAAATCTTATACTTCTTTGGGGCAGCAGTTCCTACGGGATCTTTCCTCAAAGATTCTCTAAGTTTTTTGATCTCTGCTTCTGGACTGAGCATTTTACATCATTCCTCGTAAGCTAGGCTTATGATACTTATAGCCCTGCTTAGTCTTGGACAGCAAAACAAACATTCCCGGAGAAGGTCGATTTCCTCTAGCGGCTTCGACTTCTTTCTTCATTTTGGGAGCTATGATCTGACGAATCTTTTGCTGGTCTTTCTCTTTAGCTAATTGCTTTGCACACTCTTTATTTACGCCCACTATAAACTTTGTTCCTGGCACGGGGAAGAACTGAAGACTAGTTGGAATAACTCCAGGAGCTAAAGGTATCTTTGTAGAACGAACTATCATATTTGCAGGTATTCGACGTCCCGGATCGAAGCTCAGGGTGACTGAGGCCTTCTTACCTATCTCACCCTCCAGCCTCTCTATTCGCTTCGCCTGTTCATTGGCTTTGTTTCTAGCTCTTTCTGCCCGAATCCCGGTAATATAACCTCTTCTTCCTCCGACTACGTATCCGGTACGAAGGCCTTCCTTTCGTCCTTCTTTCTTGCCTTTAGATTTGCCCATAGCGTGTGTAGCTCCCATTCCCACTACACTAAGAGCCCCGCCTGCTAGTAGCTTTCCAGAAGCGTTTTTGTAAACGCCAGAAGCTCTTTTCTTTTCCCGTTTTCTTCTAGCCATAGCAAGAGCGCCCTGATTAACAGCGGAAATTCCTGCACCCATCGTTCCGCCTGCAATGGCACCGCCTTGGGCAGCCAAAATACGTGCTCCGACTGATCCCGGAGTCTTTATCGCGGCTTTTGCCGCACCTAAAGCTGCTCCAGCCGCAGTAGGCACTACAGATTGACGAAGACCTTCTCGTAGCTTCTCTGGAGATGTGAGGCTGCGCTGATAGGCGTCACTTTTTTCGTTCCTCTTTAGGTCTGCTAGTGTTTCTAATTCATTGGGAGTCAAATCTTTTACAGAACTTAGCTTGCTCATTCCCTGTCCTGCTACGCCCCCTACTACTCGACCAAACCCTTGTCGCTGCTCGTACGGAGGATAGAGCTGATCTACTAGTGACTTGGACTTCTTTGGAGGACTAACAGGACCATCAAACATCGCGGGATTTAAGAGTGCTGCGGCTACTCTAGAAGGACTAAGAGGATAGATTTCTCCCGCTAACTCAAAAGTATGGAATGGTTGGAGCTGTCTATCTGCTACTATCAGAGGAATTCTTATATGATTGGAAGGATTGATAGTTGGAATGGCAGCAGACGGATCGTTCTTATTGGTAACTTGTGCGTGTCCAAATGCAAACCCCGCTTCCGGCTCTACTCTTTGAAGGGTGACATCTACGTCATAGTCACTTAAAAAAGAAAGATGCTTATATAGCTCAGATAAAATGTGAGCTGCCCACTTTCTATCATCATCAGGGACCTTGGATATGGCCGCTTCTTTTTCAAAGAATGAGTGAGGATCTACCTCTGCTAAAAATAACTCAGTGTTGGGGTTCATAGTAGTTCCTCTACTTTACTTCGAAAGTGTCGCCTTCACCTAACTTTAGGTTTTCCTTGACCAGTCCATTTTCAAGTTGGGCCGGTACTAAAGAATTTGGGATAACAATTGTATTTATAACATTATCTGTACTGGTATTGACATTCGTTTTTACAACTAAGTTTGCCTGTAGATGCTCTATAACTGCCTCGGCTATGCCTTCGAATAACCAGTCCATTTGGTTATCAGTAGCCACTATATTATTTTTTTCGTTAACTTTCTTCTTAATTTCTTTAGCTAAATTCGGGCCTTCTTCGTCAGAACTGGCCTGTCCAGTCAGCATGCCTAATCTATCCGACATTACTCGCTCTCCAAAGTATTAGATAGGTATGGCGACCCACTAGCCAAAGATGTAGTAATATTTCCTAGAAGGGCGGTTAACTTAGGAGTTTCAACACCGAATACACTAAGAATGGTCTTAACTTCTGTCAGAGCCTCTCCTAAGTCCGTCATAAATGTTTCTCCCTTTACTACGGCTTCTGTATTGCCTAGAGCATCTCCTTTGGTAACTACTAGCTTCTTAAGCGTCTGGACCGTTTTATTAGCCGGAACATCTCCTGGTACAGAAATCTGTCCCCATTCACTAATTTTTGCTTTTACTGCTCCGGCGGTTTCCAGAGAGATGTCTCCTTCTTTATCCATTCCAATATTTATGGATGTACTGGGAGACTTCTTACTTTCGTCATCAAAGACAGTAAAATCGACGACTCTAGAACTACTCTTTGATTTTGCTGTTTTTGTGGTTACCGCTATCTGCTTCCCCGGTAGCGGATTTACTATCTTTTGTCCTGAGACCATTTTTGCTGTTGAAGATAGCTGATATGTCGATGTCTCTTCTACAACAGTTTCTTGTTCTTGGTCGTCATTGAATTGGAGATTTACCGGAGACTTTCCTGTCTTACCCAAACTAATCTGTACGGAATTGCCTGGATGATCTGCATATTCTTTGGCCTTAAAAGTAAATTTTGTGCCGAGCAGCCCGTCTTCATTCTCTTCTCTTCTAAGTGATTTCCACTCTGAAGATCCCCCGAAAGTTTGTAGCTTACTGCTTTCGGCTATCTGTATTACTTTATTTCTAACGGGATCCATTACAACTTTTGCTAGTGGAGTGCTTCGAAGCTCAACCACGCCTCCCCTGCGAATAGCTAATCCGTTTCCGTCTCGAGTAACTAGGGCTAAATCTCCTGGATTTAGGATAGGACGATTCATGTCCATAGATCCGGGGGAGCCCGTAGGGGACCTCTCTTTTACAACTGCGGAGCCACTCAGCAAAAATGCGGACTCCTCGGAATCAGAGGGCACACAAACCCAACACCAAGCGCCCGGTTCGGGCATAAAGTGTATGCCCTCCCCTCCTTCGTGATGCATGTAGACAGAGGGTATCCGAACTGTCTTAAACATCTTTCCGCCTTGCCTTGCCCGCACTTTACAGATCCATCTAGAGGGATCAACTTCAAGTATCTCCCCATGATAGATAAACGCAGGTAAGGGGGCAGCAGGTGCGCCTGGCATATTGGGTTGCGTCATTTGTGGTTAGCCTGCCATATAAGCTAAGGCTGGAGTTGCCAGCGCTGCCCCACCGAGAGCCTTCTGTGCTCCTGGAGATTTCTCCAAAGCTTTAGAAAGACCTATAACTTTATCCCCAATAGCAGTTCGCATAGTTCCGCCAGTGCCGGCAGCCGCAGCTTCAGTTCCTGACGCCTTTATGGCGTTGCCGGCTCTTCTCACGCCTCCTGAAATAGTATGTCCTAATGCCTGCAATCCCGCGTCCTTTTCTAAGTTATCGAACGCCACAGCATACGCAGGCGGCAAAGCCCCTTGCATAGTTCCGTATGTATTGACTAAATACTCGGCTCTTTTTTCATGTTCCCAATTGTCGAAAGCAAGAATGTATGCTTCCGGCATAAATCCCTCAGAAGTACCATAATCATCAACGATTCTTTGTGCCGTCTTCTCGATTTCGATTTCCTCTAAGGCGGCAGAGTACGCATCCAAACTAATTGTCATTTTATTGTCCTTTCCCAAAAAAACTAAAAGAAGGATTTTTCTTTATTTCAGGTAGATTTACTTTAAGAGCGCTAGTTGTAAGTGTAGGAGTCTTATCTACTCCAAATTCCGCACCGTGCGCCAGTCCAGGTATCGGATGTCCATTAATATCTGATTTCCAATTTTGAGCAGTGCCTTCCACGAAAGTATCCTTAAGACGCTGAAAATTAAGTCTAGCCATCCAGTCTTCCTGTCCCGATAAAGGTACTTTATCGAGTGATTTTAGCACTGGCGTATGCTTGACCTCTGGTAACCCTAACATTTTTAATTCTTTATTCCTATTCTCAAGAGCCGACAGCGAAGTTAATTGTCCTCTTAGAAGTCCTTCGTCTTCCGAATTATTTCCAACGGACGTGACATCCGTCATCGCCCTGACCACTACTTCTACGTTCCTTCTTCTCCCGATCCCCGTGCTATCCATGTAAAGTTTGCCAAGCTCAGAAGTAATATGATTCCTAACTGCCGATATGCTGTTAGTTATCTTTAGGATTTCATGAGGGTTCTTTCTCCCTGTGGATAATGCTTCTGCTTTTCTAATCTGAGTTCCAACTCTCACAGAAGGCAAAAGCTCGTTGGTGTGCGGAACTATGTGATCTTTATTATCGATACGCACAACTTTTCCGCCTAATGCATCTGGAGTAATCTTCTGTACCGTTCCGCTAACCGTGGATAGGGTGGCCTGTCCTCTTAGCTTTTTAGGCACCTTGAATAAGTCTTTGGCTCTTGCGTAGTAGTCATCGACTGCGCTACTTCCTGCTCCACCTGTGTGAAATGTGCGCATCTGCATCTGAGTTACGGGCTCTCCTAATGCATGTCCTGCGATTATTCCTATGTTAGTGCCTACTTCGTATGGTTTGCCGCGCTCACTCAAACCGTAACATGTAGCACAAATACCGTTGGATACCTGACAATGCAGAGGAGACCTAACAAGAACTTTTTGAGGGCCGGAGTTCTTGAGTCTGGTGTGAAGGTTAGTAGTAATAAGGGTTCCTCTAAGTATCTTATCTCCTCCCTTTAACTCTACATCTTTGGCTAAGTACCTACCCTCTATGTCGCTAACGTTCGTATTTAATAAGGATCCTCTAGTAGTGCCACAGTCTTTTTTATCAATAGATTGCCCTATTACAGTATTTATCAACTCTTTAGTTAGTGCTCCAGGATCTTTGGTCCCTGCTGCACGATCTAAAGTACCTTTTCTGGCTCCGTGCAGAGAAGCCCAGTATTGAGATACAGGAAGACCTTCTCCAAAAGACTTGGTCAATGGTACCGGTACGGTTCTTTTTTTAGGGTCTTGAACTAAAATAGGTCCCATTACTAATTGGCTAAATTGATTCCAGTCAGACTTTGCCCCACTCTGCGCCCATTCCCACATCTTGTTATTATCCAGGCGATTGTACCTCGCCTCCCCTACGGACTGTAGTTCTTGTCTGGCCTTCTGGTATAGCGTTATTATTTCCTTGTCTTTGGTTGCTCGGCTTTTCTTAGACCTTCTAATTTCTGCTTCTTTTTTCTTATACGGTCTAAGAATTTGATCTCTAATTTCTTTTCCATCATGGAAGTCCTTTAGAGAAAAAGAACTTCCATTTGAATACGCCTGATAAAACCCTAGCTCTTTCCATTTATCAATCATTCGAGAAAATGCTTCCGGGTTACTTCTGGCTATATCGGTCGCTAATGCCTTCATGGGCTTCTTAGACATTCTATAAGAAGAGTCATGTAGGATCTTTGCATCTCCTTTAAACTCGGGAGGCAAAGAATCATTCAAGGCCAGCCTACCTGGAGTTGTCAGTTTATCCATTCCCTTTATCTTTATGACTGATGAGGATTTTAGCTTGCCTGACTTCATCTGCGCCAAAGCCTGTTCTTTAGTAAATACCCCAGCCGCTCTCTTCCCCCATTTAGTGGCGTGATATAGCCCTAGTATCCCGTCTTGACTTGGAGTCACCATGATTCCGCCGTGAGTGGGAGAAAATAAGCTCTTAGAAGGCAGCATCTTGTGAAGTGCTTCGTCTTTAGCCTTTTCTGAAATTGGGACAAACAGCCCCATAGTATCGCCGTCAAAATCCGCGTTGAACCCTCCTACGATAAGAGGGTGTACTTTTATCGATTTTCCGGTCACTAACTTAGGCTTAAACGCCATTATCCCAAACTTATGTAATGTCGGGTCTCTTTTTAGCAGCACAGGCCTATCTTTTATTACTCTCTCTAGTGCTTCCGTTGCGGACGGATGATTCTGCTTTATCATCTTACGGGCCTGCCCTGCGCTACTTGCCCTTCCCATTCTTCTCCATAACTCTCTAATGACGAAGGGCTTATACACCTCCATAGCTATGGGAGTAGGAACTCCTACTTCATCCATACTCAATTTAGGTTCTGGAGTGATTACGGACCGCCCCGACAAGTCTTGTCGCTTTCCCAAAACCCCTTCTTGAAAGAAAGAGTTTTTAGGCTTGGTGCCGGTTAACTTATCCATAAGGCTGGGGTATTGCTTACCCTCTATCTGGGCACCGGTCATTCGCAAAGCCCGAACTGCGTCGTATAGCTTTGCTTCTACATTTGCTAAGTCTTTCCCGCCTCTTCCCACCTTTTTAGCTGCCGCTAGTTCAGTGGTCATCTGCCCTACCGCTGCATACAACTGATTTAATGGATCTATGATTTGGGTTCCATCATACCCTATACTAATTTTTCGCAGCTTAGGCGGTAGAACGGGAAGCATCTTATTGGTGTAGGCGTCTACTGGACTAATATTTAGATCTTTTAGGGCTTTAAGATATCTAACCCGTTTGTACAACTTGTTAAGTTCGTTTTTCTTTGCGGTCTTTAACTTACTAGTTGCCTCTTTTAATTCTTTATTGACATTAATAGAAGACAACTTCTCTTCTATCTTTTGAAAGCCTTTGGGGTCCTCCCCACTAACTAATTTTTCATACTCTTTCTTGGTTACTCCAATTAAACTTTGGATAGGTCCCTCAAAAACAGGGTTAGGCAAACGAGTTCCTAGATCTACATGGGTCCAGTACTGCCCGTCTATGCCTCCAGTCTTTTTAAAATCAAAAAGACCGCCTTTCTCTTCCTTAGTTAAAGCGCCCTTGGCCAAAAGTGTTTTTTCCGGCATAGACAGCTTTCCATTACTTTGGGCGACTATCTGTTTGTCGGTCATCGGACTTAGTCCGTATACTCCGGCTTTCTCCTCAGTGTAGACTCCTAACCCGCGTAGATAACGCTTGAAGTGATCCATAGATCTCGGAACTTTAGGGGTGGGAGGACGCCCGCCTTCCATGATCCTAAGCCAAACAGTTTCGGCTTGATCTTGATCTGACTTATACGTCTGCATTTCTCTGAGATTGTGAGACGCTCCATGTGCTAACAAAGCATAGGAATCCAAAGACCCAATTTTTTGTCCTCCTTTTCCTATTCCAGATCCTGATATCGCCTCTCCAGAAGGCTTATAGGCATAGCCAAATCCGCCCGATCTTGCAGAAACCTTTTTCTCCGCCTGATGATCGAGCTTCAGCATATACTGAGGTCCGACCAATATCTGTCCCAGACTCTTGCCTGTCTCAGCATCAAATAGCTCTTCGGTATCGCTAATCCCGTGCTTCTTTAGATCGTCTTGGACTTTCTTTGTATAGTCTACTGTAGAGTCAAAATTCTCTACTACATATGGCTTCCCAGTCTTTTTGGCTATCTTAGCTGCAGTGGTCTCTAACAGCTGCCCTACGTTCATTCTGGAGGGAACTCCCGCCGGACTTAGTAATACCTGGACAGGGTTTCCGCTTTTATCTTTAGGCATTTCATCGTCAGGAAGAATCTTAGTTATGATCCCCTTGTTTCCGTGCCTTCCCGAAAGCTTATCCCCTACTTCCATAGTCTGGTTGGTTTTTATGTAAATAGAGATCTTACGTCTATTCTTTACAATCCGTACAACTTCTCCACCGTACTCATGGTTCCAGATGAGGGATCTATCTGTGTAGTCTCGTATCGCTTTTTTTAGTGATTTTTGTATGTTTCTAGATTCTCTAGAAGGATCTGACTTTTGCAGTAAAGCTAACAGCACATCTCCAGGCTGAACCTTTGTACCTTTTTTGATAATTCCGTCTTCGTCTAATGAGTTTAGCGTTTCTGCAGTTGCCTTATTTAGTCCCGCATAAGCCCGCCACAGCTTTTTATTAACTACCACATTTGGGGTCATTAGTGCGGACTCGACATGTAAATGCGAAGACACTAATTTTTCAGAAGCAGACTGAGATATTACGATACCGTCTTCAAAGTTGTATCCCTTATAAGGAACATAAGCCACTCTAAGGTTAGTTCCCAGGGCCAGAGACCCCTTATTAGTAAAGTTAGAGTCTGCTAAAAGCTGGCCTTTCTTTACTTGATCTCCTACCTTAACTTTTGGAGTAGAATGCATCATATGTTTCGATCCATTTAATGGATGATAATTATAGATGCTGTGTTTTATCGTTTTGCCCTGCTTAGGCTTTACCCATATTCCTTCTTCAGTAACCTTACTGACCTTCCCCTCTATATCGCTGATGGTGCTGGAAAATGTGCCCATCATCTTTTCAAAAGAAGTAGACCCAGAAGCCAAAGACTGCACTAAAGGCTCCTCTCGATTGGTAAGTCCTACCGCTTGCTCTTGATGCTTTGCCGCCATCATAGCCCGGTTGCCGTTGTTATTCTGGACAAACGGGATCATATTCGCACTGACAGAGAATAGGTGTTTAGCGGATGGCAGTACGTACTGAACTTCATTCCAAGAGCGCTTAGCAGTGCTTCGATCCGAATCGTAAACGACCACTTCTTTTGCAAGGGGAGTTACCTTAAATGTACCGTTGGAATTTTTAGTTAGCTTGACTTGATCTGGATAGGCAACTACTGCTCTTTCAAGCTCCGCAGAAGACTTATATACAGGCTTTCCTGTCTTTATGTCGATGACCCTGGCGCGAAGAGAATGTCCTATTTTCTTACTACCCAAGGGGACATGAAGAGCGACACCAGTAGCTTGATTTTCAGGGGTTTGTAGCGGATCTAATAGCCCCAAATGACTGGGGTTTATCAGCTTATCCCTATCCAGGTTTATGTTGTCTCCTTTAATTCCTCCAAATGCCTGCCCTAATATGGTGGTCCTGGTGTGATTAGATATGAACTGTAAAGGGTTGGTCTGAGTTGGCAACTGAGCTTGCTTAAATACTGAAGAGATGGCCTTCCCATATCCACTAGATGGGGCAGGTATGATGTCATCAATTCGATCTTTTCTATCTAAGTTGTTTCTTATCTTTCTTTGGAGTTCATAAACTTTGTTTCGCTTAGTAAGAGATTCATGAACAAAATCTTCTATCCCAAATAATCTTTTATTAGAGAGCGATTGCCTATCGTCTTCTTCCGCTTCCCCCTTAGAGATCTTAACTAATTTACGCGCTGAAAGTGTAAGAGCTTCTCCACTTATGTTTGAGAATTTTTTCCCTACAGAAGATAACATAGTCTCCGGATTAACTTCTGCATTGGCAAAGATGTCTCGTATATACTGTCTGGCTTCTTGTAGCGATGGAGCCTGATAATTCTTTTTGTCTCTTCTACCTGCTACTGCTTGATGAAAGTCTAAAAGATCTTGAGGCTTGTACGCCTTTCTATTTATTTCAAATACTTTTTCGCCCAGAGCAGATCTAATACTCGATTCCGGGACATTAAGAGCCAGAAGTATGCCATAGATCGGTATCAGCCGAGTAGAGCTGTCTCCGCTCTTGACTTTCATCCGTATAAGCCCGAGTCGTTTGCCATCTCTTCTTTCAATCGCTAAATCGAACGCGCCAATCTTACTGCCCGCAGCCACATTCCACTTGGCCAACAAGTCGCCATTATCGGCTTCTGCGTGATACGCTCCTGGGTTGAGGCGGAATACGCCGTCTACTTGCCGCTCATTTCCGTCAACAATGTAGCTATATCTTCTGGTTATTTTTGGCAGCTGAGCCAGAGTTTTAACCTTAGTGTCGATGATCTTCCCAGAAGATATCTCTATTAGCTTGAACTCTCCTCGTATAAGAGGGCCCCAAGTTCTGTCCTGCAACTTAGCTTCTCGTTGCTGGGTAAGGTTATCAATGTGGTGCCTGCCTTCTCGGCTAGAATCATCCGATTCTGTCCAAAGTCTTACTAGCTCAAGCCTGTGAACTTTCCCTTTAACTGGGAAATGACTTTGGATGGCTTCTTTGGTTCGATTTTCAAGGGAGCGAAACGCGCCCTCTGGATCCAGGTTAGCCATTACAATAAACTCCTAATTTACGTCATAATATTAATAGCAGAGTATATCCCGTACTTTGTGAAAAAAATAAGGAGATAAAAAATGGGAATAAGCAACCAAGAAACCGAATTCCAAGAAGAAGAAGACATCTTGGAGGAAATAGACGATGAGGATGGTGATGAAGCCGAGACGGGACTACCCCTAGAAGATGAGGGTGCGGGTGCGCTACCTTCATCGATCTCTGCGTTTGCCGCGCAGATGGAGGAGCTATGATCCAAATAATTTTTGGGGTGGGCGTCTTGATCGGATTTCTCACGGAGTTTGAGGAATACGCAGAAGATGTGCTGTACCACCTTGAGTAAAAAGAAAAATGCTTTTCGAGATCGGATAATTTCCGGTCTCGAAGGGCTTTCCCCAAATACATTAGTACCCGAAACGCCGAAAGTTTTTGACGAGCCGGTAAACGTTGCATATTGCCCGCTTTTAAGAGGCAAATGTAGTAATGTTAATTGCGGAGACTGCTCCCTCATTGAGTCTTCTTTCTTGGACTATGTGTGGGTGTGCAGTAACTGCGTTCACCCAGATCTTATTCCTTATCCTTTTTGGTCGGACGGCTGCTGCGAAGTATGCGGCTTCCGAAGTCCTGTATTAATCTTATTATCTAAACCTGCCTTGATACGTCTGCCTGAGGACTAGGGTTTGAATTTTGTGCAGCATCCATAGGGTTCTCCTTGGATCCTGTATTATCAATCAACTGGACTACTAATTGATAAAGTGTTGGGTTATTTACCTGTAATGTCTGGAGTTCCGAGTACATCGCCTCTGCTCCAGACTCTTTTTTAACTGTTCTTAAATAGGCAGCAGCTCTCTGCGCTATGTATCTCAGATCTACGCCTCCAGATCCGGCCTGGAGCTGCGATTCCATTCCACTCATTGCAACGGGCATATTTTGCTGATTAGGAGAACCTGCATTTTCTGAGTATGCAGTTGCGCCCTCCGGCATACCTGGAACTTCTTGAGGCTGCTGTGCAGGTGCCGGTGCCTGTTCCGGTCCAGGCTGAGGTAGCGCCTGTTGCTGCTGTTGCTGCATCGCCTGTTGCTGCTCCATTTGAGCATCCATTTGAGCCTTCATAGCTATGGCTTGTGCCTTAGCCTGATACCTAGACGTTTTTAGCTGAGCTTCGCCTTGAATGTCAGCACCAGCAACCTGCATCTTTCTCTGGACTTGAAGAGTTTTCTTCATCTCTTCTGACATTCTAGAGTTCTCGAGGTCAAAGTCTTCGCCTATCTCTTCGATGAGCCTTCTATCACTAATCTTCTGAGCTTGATTTAGCTGCAGGTAGAACATACTTCTCTGAAGATCATCAGCCATTTTAAACTTATCGAAACGAGAACTTACTTCGGGCCACTGCATGAACGACGAAATCTTTTTTAATATGAAGCCATTAACTAGTTCATGTCGCTGCTTGTTGTAGCCAAGGAACATATTTTCTAATGCTCGAAGAGACGTACTAGATCCGCTCCACTGTAATCCGCCAAATATGAACTCAACAGGTATGCCTGCGCCCGCCAACATCTGCTCCGCCACTAGTCGCATCTCTTGATACATCAAAAGCGCTCGGGCGTTGCCTCCTAGCTGTTGATAGCCAATATTTACAGGTAGAACCGGAATATAATTGTGGTCTCGTCTCCACATGTTTATTTCCGAGTCTACCTTGTTCTTCCAGTTAGTAAGGTTGTACGCTCCGTACGGACCCTCGTTCCCTCCCGTACTCTGTCCAGGAAATATTACTCGGAGAGGAACTATGTGCTCCATGAGTATGGATTCTTGCGCCTTCTTCATAACTTGAAGATAGAAAGCATCCTTTAATAACGGCATTATTAGAGGAGTGCCCCACCCTTGATCTTTCTGGGCTATAGTGGGTCTTTTTAGATGATATATGTTGTCGTCGTTAAACAACAATGACTTATTCTTCTGAGCTGCCTCGATAAACTCTAGCGGGAGTGTTTCGATGGTGTCCCGGTCTCCCATTTTTATGTCGTTAACTACTGCTCGAGGAAGCTTGAAATAGTACTTAGTCTTGCCAGTTATTTCGTTATGCTTTAGCTCTATGTTCTCGGGATTCCATCTAACAATTCTGACATCACGCACACTCCGAATGTAAACATCTCTTTGGTCCGCGTATCCTTGGTGCCCACAATCACACTTTAGAAAGAACTTATTGTTCTTCCATTTGTATTTGCTTCTGTTCTTATCCGCTCGATATCGGGTCTTGCATTTAGTACATACTAAGAATTTCTTTAGTGGAAAAAATACAGATACAAACGCGTTTCCATAAACAAAATAATCTAGTCCAACCTCGACCTGAAATGCGCGTAACTTGAGATGTTCTTCCAGCCCCTTGTAAAGGGAGTGTAGCTGCTTGTCCTCTGTCTCAAATATTAGGGGAGTTACCGGGTACTCTGCCATTTTGGAACAAGCTACATTTATTACGGGATTAGTCAGAAAATAGTAGCGACACCACTTATGAAGCTGGTGGACATTTGATGGCAAAAACTGCTGAGATACATCGAAAAATGGAGAAGGATATCTAATCCCATATCCTCTCGCCCCTTCATAAGAATGGGGGCGGGGATTAAATCGATTAATTTCGCTACTTATTACATTCATCTACTTGAACGCCTTATCTATTCCTTTTTGTGCGAGTCCCTCGCCTTCCATTAGAAGGGTTCCTCCTGCTATAGGAACTGCTCCCGCTTGAAGACCTTTTTGTAGTCCCATACCTCTTGAGTACCACAAAGGGGCCGTGGCTGCACCAAGATAGGCTCCAGCAGCTCCTCTAACAAGCCGTTCTCCTACGCTTCTCTTTCTTCCATCGGCATCTTCGCTAGGAAGAGCGCCAGCAGCACCGCCAGCAACCCCAAGCCCTGGAAATAGGGCTCTCTCCCCAGGAAGGTAATACGTCAGCCCCTTCCTGGTTTTTAATCCTTGTCCTGCCGCTTGGATATCATCGTATAACTTAGAAAGAGAAGACATATCAACGTCATCTCCGTCTTTAATTTTCTTTAAAGCACTATCAACTCTGCCTTGCAGTTTGTCGTCTAATTTTAAAGAATCTTTTGCCGAACGAGAAGTTCCTACACTTCCCCATCCTGAGGCCCTAAGCCCTTGCGGATCATCTAGCGCTTTAATGGAAACCTTTCTGCCTTGCTGTGCTCCCTCTAAGACTTCTTTAAAAAGTTCCTGTTTCTTGGCGGCCGATGCAGACGCTCCAGGTCCTTGCTTTATGTTGCTGGCCCCCGTTCGCATCCCTCGAACGAACGAATCTTTAGGGGAAGTTACCAATCCCTTAAGTCTGCCCAAGTACTTTTGTGCGGTTGCCGGATTCTTCAAGACAGCGCCCAACCCCACTACGCCCGCGCCAACTGATAAAGGCGAAATGCCTATTCCCTTTTTCTTTTCGGGAGAACCGGCCTGCTGCGGCGCAGGCGCAGGTATTGCTGCAATTTTTTCTGCAAGCTCTTCTGAGAAATAAGAAAATATGGCTTCAGATATCACTTTATAAAGTCTTTCGTTTGTCTCTCAAGTATTCAATTCCGACCATCAACTTGGCCACACATATGTCTACTTGAGTCTCTTTTAAGGTAATGTCTTTGGTGAGCGCCTCAGATAGCCTCTTCTCCACCTTTGCAGTTGGGTACTTTTTAAAGGAGATTACATTGGCTCCCTGCCCCTTATTTACTCTGTCAGGGTCTGGAGAAAAAGACAGTAAAGACGAAGTATCATATCTATCTACACAATAACTGCAGAGTCCGTCTACCTGCAATTCCTCTACATTACCGCAGTCTCTGCATTCTTGGCTATCGCCACAAGCGTACTTATTTGCGAAATCTAGCGGAGGAGGCAAAAACCAAACCCCAGACTCTAGTGCCTGCGCGGCTATGTATCTGGCTACTTCTTCTGAAAAAGAAGGAGTCTCGGTCAACGTCTGTAAGTCTTTTCTAATCAGGTTAGCAATGTCTACCGCCACCATTAGTTGCCCAATGGTTTGGTTCTGCACCTGTCCTAGAGAAGGTAGGTTATTGTTCAAACATTGCGAAAGAAAATGAAAAGATTCCCAATCTCTCCAGAACGAATCTCTATTAGCTACGGATATGGCGGCGAACAGTTTATTAAGATTTACCTTAGCTACTGATGTTCCGGTAGAATCTTCTATTGCCTTTCTTATTACCGTAGGCTCCCACTCCAGGGCCTCTACACCAAAAAGTTCTAGGTACTTTCTTAGTAGGGACAAGGGATGGGTATCTTCGCTCTTGAAGATGGACATCAATACCCTCCGTCGTTAGTTTCTCTGCTTTGGGAGGCTAGGCGTGCCAACAAAATTTGCTGCTCAAGAGGGAGTGATTTGAATAGTCCTACAGGATCTTTTCTAAACTTTTCTTTAACGTCATCCGTAAAGATATTATCAGCAGCATTAACTGCAGAGGTGCTGCCCGAGTATCTCTTCAGCATCTTCTCTGTGACGTAATCTCCTCCGTGGATCCACGAATACTCGGCTTCCTTAGTTGTGCCGAATACAGACAACACTGGATTTGGTAGATTTTCGCCATATCTATTAGTTAATCCTGCTTGCTCGTCTAGTAAGTACAGAGCCTCTACTACTTCATACTCTGACATAGAGTTTGCCATCTTACTCAGTCGGTCGTAGCCCTCTTGCAGCTTAGTGTCCGCAGTATAGTTTTTTCTATAGCTGGCTACCTTCTTAAAGTTCGTACTGAGTCCTTCTCCGCTGTACTGATATATGTGGTCGGGAATATCCATCCCAGCCACTTTAGACAGCCCTACTAAATCAACCGAAATATCTCTCTTGTCGTATGGATCTAAATCATCCCAATTACGGATAGCCAGGGCTAATGCGTCATATGCAGAAGCTGTTTTTATCGAATCCGCGTCCCGTGAAAATTTTCGACCACCGGCCGCTACTCTTCTCTCGTCTATGGTTTCCTTCGGGTCTTCGGGGAGCCTAGATAGATAAGAAGTGGCGGGATTCAATGCTATTCCAAATTCATCCGCTGCATCGACCAGATTAGTTGCTGCCGTTTTAATAGCCGAACTACTAAGGGAGTGATTAGCATTGAGGAGGTACCATTCTGACATCAAAATGTTGCCCTCGTCGAAACAAGCAAACTTCCTATGCTCCGCCCCATTTTCTTCCACTAAAATTAAAGCTACATCCCTGTCTAACAGCTCTGCTTTTTCTCTCCACTCTGCCTTTTTAAATATTTCGCTAGAGGCGGCAGAGGCATTTTTTACTAAAAAAGCCTCACATAGGTCATCGTGGTGATCAATTACTTTCATATTTTACTCCGGAGCGATTATGCAGAATCTATCATAGTCTGTCATAAGGATACAGGACCGTGTAGCTAATATTACACTACACTAAAAACATAATAAAATGTAAAAAAGGAGATTACGATAATTGTCAAATTCTTTTAGTCAAAGATTCGGAGCCCATTCCCGAAGAGAATCTAACAAGCCGGAATGTTACGGGGATCCGGACTACTACGAAGGAGACGATCCTCAGTGCAGGGCATGTCCTGTCCAAAGCACCTGCCGAGTAGTGTCGGAAAAACGAGCCAGATCTCATAATGAAAGGCAAAACAGACCGGTGACCGTACGAGAGCCTCGAGCACTTCAAAGAAAATCAAGAGCAGCAGTAAGTAGAGTTACAGAAGACTACGAGGAAGGGGATACGTTCTTTTCCGCACTAATACACAACGCCTGCATAAACAGCCTCCAGGCGGGACTGGAGACGGCAGTGGAAGCGGCAGAGTCAGTGCCAAGGAAAAGATACCCAAGTCCCTTTGCCTCGAGAAAGAAGAGGGACAAGGTTTGATAGAAAACATCAACAGCTTAATGGAGGGGATCGTGTATAAAGAGCGATCCCTTTTCCTACCTACAGACTTGGTGCCAGAATCTTTATTGAAAGGCTCTCTTCGTTTTGGGGAGTTTCCTGACGGCACTCCTAGAGTTTTGGTAAAAGAACATAAGAATCATTTTGAAGTTCCTCTCGAATCTTTTACTGATGCGCAGCTAAAGGGTTTTGGAAGTTCTACTATAGTAGATCTACGCCCCAAAGAGTTCCGCCAAATAAATCTAAAAGCTAAAGATTCTTTTAAGCTACGGGAAAATCAACGAGAAGCTTGGGAGGCTTTTGCCGCAACAAAAAAAGGAATTTTGAACCTGGCCTGCGGTAAAGGAAAGACGGTGTTGGGATGGCTAAAAGCTGCCCACGAAAAAGTTCCTACACTAATTGTATCCCCGCAAAAAGCGCACCTTGAGAACTGGTTATCGGAACTCGAAGCATTCTTTGATTTTGATGGCGAAACTGGTTGGATACAAGGTAAGCGGTTCGACGTAGAATCTGATATTTGTTTTGCAACGATACAGACATTGGCACGTAGGTCAGAAGAAGGAAAGCTGCCCAAAGAGTTTTTCGAAAACTTCGGACTAATCATCTATGATGAGTGTCATTGTATGGCTGCCGATATGTTTTCTAAAGCAGCAGATATCGGACTGGGAATTCGTATTGGACTGTCAGCGACCCCCAATAGAACCGACAGGAATGAGGGAATATTCTTGTCTCACTTAGGTCCTATATTCTACACCGACCTAAGCCAAGACCTGAGCCCTACAGTTAATGTAGTAGAGACGGGGTTGTTTTTTAGAGATAAGCAGCTAAAGGCTATGCATGACCGGTCGGGGCAACTCAATGTAGGACTAATGCGGCAAGAGTTGGCTCGGCACTCCGCTAGAAACGACATTATCCATTCGGTAATACGCTGGGGCTTAGCACAAGGCAGAACACTATATGTCCTCTCCCACTCTGTAGAGCACGTCGAGCATTTGCACGAAATATATCCAGACAGCACTATGATTCACGGAAAAGTTAAATCTTCGGAAAGACTAGAACGCCTACACGGCGCTAAATTGGTGTTCGCGACTGTAGGAGTAGGCAAGGAAGCCTATAATCGTAAGGACCTAGACACCCTCCTCTTAGTGACTCCTTTTGCGGCGAAAAGCCACTCCGCCATAACCTTTCAGCAGAGCGTCGGCAGAATACAAAGAAAGCATCCCGGTAAGAAGCACCCAATGGTGTTTCTGTTTCTAGACTCCAACTTGGAGATGTGCAGGGGCATGATTTACTCACTAATACGGGAATCAAAGAAACAGGGATTCGAGGTCAAAAAGAACTGGAGACCTAATTAAATTGGAGGAACTACATGGTAGGCAAAGAAGCCTTGCGGCTTCTATACGAAGAGTACCGTAACTGCGAGAAATGTCCTCTGTTGTGTGAAAGTCGACTTCAGCCCGTTTTCGGGTCTGGGAGCGCATCGGCAGACATTGTCTTTGTGGGCGAAAGCCCTGGAGAGCAGGAAGACGAAGAAAACGAAACGTTGATGGGGAAGTCCGGAAGGCTGCTTCTGCAGCTATTCGATATGTCCTGGCCTAGTCCAGAAAGATTATCGGAACTCAGAGAAATACAAGATAATGAAAGATACTTTGCATCTCTAAAAGACTTTTTGGAGGAGCACGTATTCTTTACTAATACAATCTTATGTCGCTCCGCAGAAAATCGTACTCCCTCAAAGGAAGAGATTAAAAACTGCCGAAGCAGACTTGAGAACACAATTTATGCAATAGATCCTCTGCTGGTAATAGCAGCGGGAAAAACTGCAGCGACTACCTTACTAGGAAAAAATGTGTCTATACTTGATAAAAGAGGCACGATTTTCGACATATCGGTGACATCGCCGTCGACAAATAAAAAAGTTAGGTACCCCATGTTGGCAATTCTCTCTCCGTCTTATTTGTTGCGGAAAGGGGACAAGGCGTTGGTGCGTCAGGGGCAAGGGGACACCTACTCTACAATTCAAGACCTAAAATACGGCCTTGACTTAATCACAAAACACTACGAACTTACGCGTCCCAACTTTGGGCTGTAGGAGGCTTTCATGAGTGCAGAAAAATTAGTTGGAATAAACAGGGAAATTGGCCTTTTATGGGAAGACCTAGAATCCGCCATGCCTGCAGAAGTTGCTAGGCTTAGACAATTAATCGTGGAGAAGAAATCCATTATTAATGAAGCTAAAACAGAGCTTAGAGGTCTCGGAGTGGGGTCTCATCAAATTTCGGGCTACAGATTTGAAGTTCAGGGAGGAAAGCCAAAGAAGACTTTTGACGTGGCAGACGTAATCGAAACCGCAGAAGAACTGGGTCAGACAGAAAAACTAATCAAATATGGATTTCTGGATTACTCAGTTAACGTAAATCAGCTCGACCGCCTCCCGACAGAGCTGAAGGTTGTTTACGAGGAACTGGCTACGGAAACTCGGTCAACTACCCGGGTAATAATACCTAAGGACTTACAGTGATCATCGGAACCGTAAAGGGGTCGGCTCGCAATGGGACCGACAGTTTTTCTCTAGATGACACAGTTTTAGCGGAGGATTTATACTTGAGTTCTAATGAAATACAAGATCTTGTAGGTGATGGAAATGCAAAGGTTTCTGTTGGGTTGGGGATGTCTAACAAGGACTACGGAAACGGTTATGATGTTCATGTGACCGTAACATTGTCTTGCTCTCAGAACCGAGAGATTGTAGGCTATGCCTATGATGCCGCAAGCGACCTAGCGTCATCTATCTGCAGAGATGCTTATAACAAAATGACAGCTCTATATGGAGAGGCCTCGTCGGAATGAAGACAGAGGTAGATGTACAGGTGCGCCAAATATCATGGACTCCAGAGTCCGGCGCTTTAGAGGTTTACTATGAAATAGTTATAGAAAACACAACGTTTTCTGGTGGTATAGCTGCCGGTAAAACAAGCGTTAGCGCGGAAAGCACGGTTCTTTTGGCCGAAGAGCTGACCACCTCCGTATTGGCTGCAATAAAAGCAGATTTAGGCCTGGAAAATAACGAAGATTTCGAGTCTTCCCTTTTAGATGATGATACGGAGGATCCCCTTTAAATGGCGCACCCAGAAATAGAGCTTATCAGCAATATAGTAGAAACTGGCGACTTTACTTCTCTAAAAAGGAAAGGCGTCACCCCCGACTTCTTTAGGCTGGCGGATACCAAAGAAATATTTCGATGGCTCTGGGATCAATTTCATGACCCACAGCACCGAGGAGAGGTGCCTACTGTCGATAGGCTGCAGAGGAAGTTCCCTGACTTTGACTTTTCTCCGTCCAGAAATTCTATTTCCGCTCTAGTTTCGGAGATAAAGAAAGAATCCATACAAATAGAGCTGAATGATATAGTGGGCGGCATAGCAGAGGCCCTTCACGAAGATGAAGACCCTTCCTGCATTCTTGATTCTTTTCTCCCTAAATTTCGTCGCCTAAATCTAGAAAGCCATTCAGATGAGGGAGTACTAATCAGCAACGCCGCTGAAATTATTCGACAAGAATACGAGACGCAAAAAACTCATGGCGGTGTGGTGGGTATACCTTATCCGTGGGACGTGCTGAATAGGCAAACTGGAGGGATGAGGGATGAGGAATTTATCGTAATTTACGGCAGACCCGGAAACATGAAGACATGGCTTTTGTGTGCTATGGCGGCCCACGCCTACGAATGCAATCAACGAGTTATGGTGTTTAGTAAAGAGATCAACACACAGGCTATTCTTACTCGTATCGCCTCAGTCCTGACTGGAGTGGATTATGGAGATCTCAAACGAGGAACTCTAAGTCCCGAAGACGAGCAGTACGTAAACGACTACCTAGAATCTATGGAAAAGGCAGAGGAGCTAGATTCAAAGGGTGGACATAGAAGAGCCCTACTGAGTGTCTCGGATAAAGGTAAGCGGAGAGCGTCTAGTGTTGAAGACTTAATTGCGGTTGCAGAGCGATTCGAGCCAGACATTGTCTTCGTAGACGGACTATACCTTATGAGGGACAGTCGATCCGGATCAAAGACTGTGGATTGGAAGCAAATATCTCATATATCTCAGGATTTGAAGGGCATGGCACAATATCTTCAGTGTCCCGTTGTTGGTACGACCCAAGCTAATCGGCAAAATGCCAAAAACCCTACGGGAGATCTTGACGATTTATCATACTCAGACGGGCTGGGGCAAGATGCAGACGTTGCTTTTCGGGCGTTTAGAGGTCCCCATCCTTCAGGTTCCGGCGCAACCCTCATGCTAGTTTTCTCCAAAGTCCGTGAGGCGATCGTACGCCCGTTTGTTATTAATGCAAATCCTGGAGGAGACTTTTCCGTGCTGCACCGGAGCGTTAATATAAAAAGCTTCTTAGAAGAAAAATCCAGAATGGAGGCTTCAGAAGGGCAGCAAATGGTAGCAGGAGGAGATAATTCTGTTGGAGTCCAAAAACGTCCAAAGAAAAGGACGAACCCTTTTAGGGACTAGCATATTAGAGGTATATCAGAAATACATACCGGGGCTTAGGGCAGGGAGTGGAAACAACTACACAGGGTACTGCCCTATACACGGAGAAACTCCAGGAAAAAGTTCTCCAAGCATATCTATAAATGCGGAAACAGGTCAGTGGTATTGCTTTGCGGGTTGTGGGGGAGGCTCTCTTAAATCCTTTCTTCGGGAGGTAGAAAGCCCTACAAAAAGCGAGCAAATACTGTCTAGCGTGCACATGCCGAAAAAGAGGAGAGTTGCTGACCTGGACGAGGAGGCTTATCGGGAGGTAGTTCTTCCCGAAAAAATCTTAGGCGTATTCGACTCCTGCCCAACCTCATTAGTAGACTCAGGGTTTAGTTGGAGAACTCTGCAGCAAAATGATGTAGGGTTCGATGCAGATCTGGCTAGAATAACTTTTCCGGTTCGAAATAGAAACGGAGAGTTAGTAGGAATTGTCGGACGGGCATTACACGTAAAGTTCGGCGGAAAGTATAAAGTTTATACTCGAGAGTTTCTAAAATTTGGCTATAACGTAAAGTCGTTTAGAAAAGGTAATTACTTATGGAGGGAGGATAAAGTACACAGTATAGCTTCGCATAGCGAGGCCAGGCCTACTATATATGTGGTGGAGGGATTCAAAGCAGCTCTCTGGCTGGTTCAAGCCGGCCTAGAGACTACTGTTGCTCTTATGGGCAGTAGCATGTCCCTTGAACAAAAAAAGAAATTAGAAAGGTTCGGCGGTCGAATTGTTCTTTGCCTAGATAATGATGCGGCAGGAAGAAAGGCCACAGTAAAGATTGCCGGACAATTGAAGTCCTCAAGAGTTTCCGTGGCAGTATTGCCTGATGAAGCTCAACAACCGGACGATTTATCAGAAGGAGAAATACTAGATGTGTGTTTCTCCCCAATATCAGTGACGCAAGCGTCAATAAAATGGAGAAAAGCGTGAAGAAAGCATCATTTACTGCACAGAGATCCCCTCAAACAAAGAAGCCTCGAAGAAAAAGTAACGGGTGGTCCGCGAAGTGGTCCGACAGGATCGGAGTCAAAGAAGGACAGTCTATATGGGTTTTGCTGACCCCTGGGAATTACATTACGGCAGAGCAGCAGGCGATGGATTGGTATGAATGTACTCGTTTTAATGTAAAGTACATGAAGACCATGAAAGATGGATCCAAGAGACAGGTGTACGAGTCATGCACACCCAACGAGGGCGAGTGTACTTTGACTACTCAGGCTATGGCGGGACATTCTGCCATATCTGGTATACCTAGAAACGATGAGCCCAATCGGTTTTTCATGAACTGTATAGAGTTCGGAGTAAACCAAAAAGAAGTTGTTACAGATAAAGACGGAAACCCCCTTCGATACCAACATGGGAAGATGAAGGGAGAAGAGATCTTTAGATGGAACAAGATAACTAGCATCAGGGAACGTAAAGCGGTTATTCAAAACGAAGATCCGGAAAACGTTTCATTCTGGAGAAAGAAGTTCTTCGACCTTCCTCCAACACATTTCAATGTACTTCGTGAAATTGGTAGGAAGGCTAAAAAGATGTGCCTTTGCGGCGGTACACTCCAGCCTGTACACTATCTGTGTGCTCATTGCGGAGAAACTCTTCTTGATATAGATCACACAGATCTAAGTGAGTCTGAGGTCAGCCGATTTGGGGATCAGGCAACTAGATGCGATGGATGCCAAGAATATGATTATCCGATAGCGGAAACTGAATGCGATTCTTGTGACACTCCACGGCCCCATAAGTTTCACGAAGTTGTAGCAGAGATTCAGAAAACTAGAGGCGATAAAGGGTTTCCTCAACTAGTCCTATCTAGGGTAGAAAGTCTTTCCGATTTCAAGACTGCCGACGGACAGTTTGTGGTTGTGCGGGACGAAAACAATCAACCTTTGCTCGACGATGAGGATCCTGAGTTCAGATTTGTAGTCGACGAGAAGTTGGAAAAACTGATGAAGTCTCAGTTTGATTTCGAACTCTACACTGAGCCCCAAACCAACAGCTACTACAGCGAAATTTTGGGACTTAGAGAAGGGCAGCTAGGCTATGTGAGTGATTCCAAGCCATATACCTCGTTTAGATAATCGCGTCTGAATTGGGTCATAACAATGATGGACGGAAATTACCTCCGTCCATCATTTTTTAGTGTGGAAAAACATGAGATATAAATTTGTAAAGACCCCCGACCCAACATATGTGGAGACGCTCAAAGAAGCGGAGTATTGGAGAGATATATATGAATCGGCAGAGTGTATAGGGTTTGACACAGAAACAACCGGGTTATCGAAGACGGGAGCTAGGGTAAAGTTCTTCAGCCTATCTGATGGCGAATCAAGAATTTGCGCCCCAGTTAGACTCTTGCCGGTGTTTGCAGGTGTTTTAGAAGATCCCTCCATAACCATGCGGATGACGAATTCCAAGTTTGACATGCACATGGTAGCAAATCACGGAATCCACATACGTGGAGTTCTAGAAGATACTGTAGCTATGGATTGGCTCATCGACGAGAATCGACGAGGAAGGCACGGACTGAAACAGACCTCAGCAGATTACCTAGGACTTAGAATGGCATCGTTTAAAGAAGTCTTCGGAAGCGTAGGAGCCGTTACCAAAGAAATAGAGGTCATGTGCAGGATGCACGACGCCCTAGAAGAGCAAGATATGGGGCTTGCCGTTGAGTTGCTCAGCTTGGTAGGGCGTGTCTACGGAGACGAATCGGTAGTAGCTGACCTAAAGAAAGTAGGAAAAGCTCGGTCAAGCGAAAAGAAGCTAACCTCTACTCAGCTACTATCCATAGCTAGGAGGCACGAACTGTGTCCTAAGACATCCACTAGGATGGGCTATGTTAGCGATTTCTCTAGCCTAGTAGGATTGGGTCCGGTAGAGAAAGAAGATCGAGTAAAGGCAAAGTGGTACCTTACGAACGATATACTAATATCGGACGCCCACGACATCCTGTTTGAATACTTAAGCACCCAAATAGAGGCAGATATAGAACCGCTTGAAATGATCAAGTTGATGGTCGCGGACTATGCTTCTCTCGACGCATGGGGCAGCTACACTCTAGTCGATGTTATGAGGGAAGAACTCTGCGGAATGGTTATGCACGACACTTCAAATGAGACTTTACTAGATTACTACTACGCTGTTGTAGATCCTTTCCTAAGGACTCTGTGGAATATGGAGCGTAGAGGAATAAAGGTAGACATACAGGGTACTGAAGATCTAAGAATTCCAATGAAGAAAGACATAGATCAGCTAGAAAGAGAAATAGTTAGGATAGCAGGATGGGGTGTAAACGCTAACTCGGCCAAACAGCTAAGAGAACTATTTTACCGCAAAGACGGCAGAGGGGACTGGATAGATCCATTCGGGGAGCGCCCTAAATTTTGGAGTTCTGGAGGCACCACAGGCATAAAGAATCCTAGTACCTCCAAAGCAGCTATTGCGGAGTGGGCCAGCAAAGGCAACGAGCTTGCAATAGCTCTCCAGGAGCATCGAATCCTCTCTAAGCTGCACAACACATACTTAACTGGGCTACCTCTGTGTGCAGACTCTAGGGGACGTATCCACACTGACCTAAAGGCAACTGGAACTGTAACTGGTAGGTTATCGAGCGGAGACCCTAATCTCCAAAATATACCATCTAGGGGTGATTGGGGAGCGAAAATTAGGAAGCTATTTGTTGCAGGAAAGTGGGGAGAGTGTGTTGACTATTCACTAGAAGAGTTAAGTGACGTAGATCCTCCTAAATTAGATAGATCTACTCAGATGACCCTAATAGTGGCGGACTATGAGCAGCTAGAAATGCGGATAATGGCTCATATGTCTCAAGACCAACAAATGATAGATACGATACGGTCGGGTAAGGATCTACATTCTATGACCGCATCTCTAGCTGGAGGCTACGATTACGATGAGATTATGGAAGCTAAAAAAGCAGATGATCCTACTAAACAGCAAAAAGAGTTAATAGAAGTAAGGGCGCAAATGAAGGCAGTGGGCTTCGGCTTACTGTACGGCATTGGGGCTGCTAAACTCGGGCATCAGCTAGGGCTTGATATTACAACTGTCAAAAGAAGAAATGGTAGGACGTATGAAAAATGTCCCGAGGCCCAAGACTTGATAGAGAAATATTTCTCTATCTATCCTCAAGTGAAGGCATTTATAGATGACACTCATGTCCTTTGCGAGGATAGACTCTTTGTTCAGACCGTTCGAGGAAGGTATCGAAGGCTTCCAGATATACTATCGGATGACAAGGGAGTAGCTTCCATGACTCGAAGGCAATCTGTCAATTCTATTATCCAGGGGTCTGCGGCGGATATTGCAATACAAGCGATGCTAAACTGCGAAAGCAGTGAGGCGCTTAGACTTATTGGAGTCCGTATGCTTCTTCAAATTCACGATGAGCTGGTTTTCGAGGTACCGAACATTCCGGAAACCATAGAGACCGCAAAGGAGCTTATTAAAGAACTAATGGAAGATCCCATTCCTATGAGCGTCCCCATTCCCATATCAATGGACTGCGCTAACAGTTGGGGCGAGGCTAAGTAATGTGGCATCAATCGGAAAGTCAGGGAGCTAGAAAAAAATCCAATAGTTTGGTGGGAACTGCAGTAAACGTATTAAGTTTGGACGGAGTTGCCACCAAAGGATCAATGTCAGGAATCTTGTTAGAGATAAGCGAAAACGGTGTGCTAATTAGGACAGATAGTGGCGAGCTTTTATTCTCTACTTCCTGCGCGGTTATTCTTCGCCCTGACTCGGAAGAAATATGACACATAATGAGCTTGTAAAAGAGTTGTCAAAAAGAACAGGAGTGCCTCCTTCGACAATTTCCTATATTCTGGACGTGCATGGTCAAATAGTGACAGAATGCTTGGTCCGACAAGAATCGGTGCAAATACGGGATGTTTGTAAGATAAGTTCTACAATGCGCAAACAGAATGTAATGGTGCCGGAAACAAAAGCTAGGACGATAGAGCGGTCCATCAGATTAGGCATTCGACCTACAAAAGAATTCAGAAAGGTCTTAAACCGATGGAAAAGTACGCTGTAGTTCTAACCGACGAAGTAACTAAGATAGCCGAAAAGGCAGGAAAATGCTGTCCTCAATGTGGCGGCAGCCGAGTAAGCTATAGAACCTTAACTCCGTACTGCGAGGTATGTGGAACGGAACCTTGGGAGAAAAATGAGCAAAAAGACCGAAGAAAGTAATCTTCAGGCAACTATAAACCAACTAAAATCCAGGTACCCCGGTAAAATATTTTCTGCCGGAGAGTACACGATGCCCTGGGTTATGAAGAGGCTGCCCACTGGCATTCTAGACTTAGATATAGCCCTACAGGGAGGGCTTCCCGCAGGAGGTCTTTCTTTCTTTGTAGGCAAGCAAGGAGTTGGCAAGAATTGGCTTGCTAATCAAATAATCAGAGAACATCAGATGCGCTACGGCGATGATACGTCCGTAGCTGTTGTCTCAACTGAAATGGTATATGACAAGACCCAGGCGAGGGCTTGTGGAGTTCGCGTAGCCTACAGCGAATCTGAGATCGAGCACTTCTCAAGACAGAATGAAGAGATGACAGGTATGCCACTTTCTGAGGAAGATAAAGAGGACATGCGGGATCAGATAGGCGACTTCGTAACAATACCTCCTCAGAAGGCAGAGCTTCTCTTTGACATTGCTCTGGACATCATTAGGTCGGCGCAGTTTGATATTGTTCTAATTGACTCGTTTGGAAGTCTATTGACTGAGCACGATGCGGAGCAGAGTCTATCAGAGTCACCTAGAGTGGGAGGCGCAGCACTTCTAAATACTAGGTTTGCTAGAGGGCTGAACAACGCCCTGGCTCCTGACAAAAACGGGAATCCGAATTTGACCACGGTCATCGGCATTAACCAAGTCCGTGACAACACAGACAGGGCAAATAAATACTCCCCCAAAACCATAGAGGCGGGAGGATGGGCACTGAAACACGCACGATGGGTGACTGTGCAACTATCTCCCATTGCAAAGGTAAAGGACGGAAAGAACATCGTAGGCAAGACCGTTAGGTGGGAAATTACTAAGCAGAAAGCCGGCGGTCACGAAGGTGCTAACGGAACTTACGACTATCTATACTCTCATTGCGGAATCAATAGAAGTGTTCACAGTGTTACCATTGCGGGAGATCACGGAGTGGTTAACCGTAGCGGTGCTTGGTATTCTTATGAAGGGGAGCGCATCGGGCAGGGTGCTAAAAACGCGGCTGCCTATATTCTCGACAACGGCCTTTTGGACGAGATCGAACTCAGAACCCTGCAAAAGGTAGGTATTCAGGGCGGAGCGTAAGATGGGGAAACGGAAAGCCTGTCCCTTTTGTGAATCGCTAAATATAAAGCCCTGGGCCGCAGGTAAGATGCGGTGCAGGGCTTGTAATCGTGCCTTCTCGCCGAGAGAGTCACTGTCTATAGATTACGTGCCGGCCAACCCTAGAGTAAGCACGCGCCGACAAGCAGATAAGCAAGAAAAAGCTAAAGCAAAGCTTCTCGGGGTTCGACAAACAATAGCCTCCGGACAAACTCCCATTGATAAGGCAGACCTTAAAGGTGAGCTATTGAGGGTTGAGTGCAAGTATACAGATAAAAAATCATTTACTCTAAAGCAAGACGATCTAGTGAAGGTAGGGAATGCTGCATCCGTAGACCAAATGCCTGTCTTCATGGTGGAGTTTAGGGATAAGGGCAACACGTATTACATCGTTGAAGAGGGTTGGTTCCTTCAGTTATTGGAAGCGTACAGGAATGAAAATAAACACGATTGAGGATCTTGATAAGTTTTCGGCCGAGGAGATAGAACAAATACGATCTAGCATAGACATTAGATCTTATTACAACTTGGGAGCAAGAAAACTAGGTACTAAAGTAGGACTTACTCTACAGGAGTATCGAGAATGGAGAGCTAAAGAACCCGATCAGGTGTGCCGATCGTGTGGAGGTACTGGACTTTTTAAGCCATACGAACGGAGTGTGGGTACTGTACACGCCTCCAGTTCACACATGTGTGTGCGTCGGCTATATTATGATGTTGTTGCTGACAAGGCCCCTAAACAATTTATCCCGCACGCACTGTTAATGACATTCGCTATTGGGCACGCCATACACGACGTAGTTCAAAAAGCTCTTCATCTTTCGATTCCAGGGTTCTTGGATGAGGTCAAGATAGATCTGCCTGAGTTGTTTGTAATGGGGTCAAGCACTGACGGGCTGATTCCTTTGAGTAATTGTCGGGTGTTGCTCGAGATAAAATCAATTGGTAAGGAGTTTGATAAGCTTACTGCTCCTAAGCCCGCTCACATAATCCAGGCAATGGGTATTTATGCGAATGCCTTAGATGTCCCATTTATCTCATTTCTATATGTTAGCAAATCATGGCCGCATGACATAAAAGAGTTTGTGCTAACTTACGACAAGAAAATCGAAAAAAGATGGTGGAGAACAACTGGGATAAAAATTGAGGAAGCCCTTTCAACTGGACAACCTCCAATTGCAACGGCAGACAGATACGAATGCAGTAGCTGTCCGTATAACTATTTTTGTGAACAGAGGGCGAGATGAAGAAAAACCATGATTACTCGGTTACCCTAGACGAGGGTGATCGGATGTACGAAAGTGCAGGACTGAAGGCAGTGGAGAGACTGGAAAACTCAGGGCTCGCACTGCCCAGCCGCCCTCTAGAAGATAATGGACAGTTCTTTGATGGACGACTTCCAGACAATGTAAATAGCTTTACTAATTCTGAATTGGGAGATGTCTTTTCTAAGATGTGTGGGCACAGCGACTATGTTAACAGCTTGTTAACCGTGGCTAAAGCAGAGACATTAAACTCTGCGGAAAAGCTAAAGCTGGTCAAGAGCCTAGTTAGGAAATCTAAGACAGGAACAGTTCAAGAAAAAGAAGACCTGACTATAGCAGATATTCGTTACGTAGAGGCAAATACTTGCTGGATAGAGGCGAAGACTTATTGCGAACTTTTAGGCGGTATAGCAGAAGCAGCTAATAGAGATTTACGAGTTCTCTCCCGTCTCATAGAGAATAAGAAAGTTTCAATTGAGATGAATAGGAGGGACTCTAATCTTGGAAGTTCTAGACGAAGATTCTAAGGGTTGCTTAGATGTATTTTTCCCCGATTTGCCTCCTAGTGAAAATAAAATTAGAGTTCACAGGTGGCAAGGCGGGGCTACTTACTCCGCAGAAGCAAAGCTATATCGCCGTAAATTCATCGAATATATGCGTAATAACCATATGGTAGACCTAGTAAGGTTTACTAAGTCACACACAGAGACTAGTGCGTACGTCTTGGAAATGGATTTTTATTTCCCCACGCTCGTAAATAAAGGATGGCCCAAGAAAGCCAAAACTTTTTTCAAAAAGTTTGATGTGGGCAATAGACGAAAACTCTTAGAGGACTGCCTATCGGAATTAATTGGAATAGATGACAGCCTGTTTTTGAGACTAATACTCTCAAAGAATATGGGAAAAGATACTGGGGTATACTTACGACTAACCCCAGCCAACATAAAAGAGTATGGAGTGAGGCATGAAAAATGACGTCAATAGGACAGAAATTGCCTCCATATGTAGAGAAGAGGGGTTGGGAAACGTAGAGAGAATGTCTGACCGTATCTATGATGTAGTCATGGGTATGGATGACGAGGACATACCTTGTCCCCTCGAAGAGCACAGAAGTACTATGGAGAGGCACATTCAGCGCAATTTCAGGCGTCTAAGGACGCAACTGCCTGGATGTAACGGCAGGTGTACAACATACGGGTGTCCAGAACTAATTGTCATCCGATGCTGGCAGGCCATGAAATCAGACATAATATGACCAAGTCTTGTTTAGACTGCGTATTCCTAGATAAGTGCAAAAAAGTCACCGGACACATGCTAGCTAATGGATTGGGCTGCAACCTACATGAGAAAGTAATTGATGGGGTGACTGCCGCTAGGTTCAGGGTCTTACTGGAATTTGGGCCATATCCGATGATTAAAAATAAAAAAGGAAGTAATGAAATGAAGACAAGACAAAGGCTTTTACGAAGCATCGCTATGAAACTCGGGGCTCTAGAGATGTGTCCAGAAACTCTTACAATGCCGGTAGATAAGCTCATATCCGCCATATTGGGAGTTACAGACGATGCAGGAGAGTCCCTGTACCCAGACATCGCTGAGATGGAGGAAGAGGCTCTGCGTGAAATTGTAAAAGCAGGAAAAGCGCGGTCTAACAAAGTACATACTTCTCCCCCAAAGGAAGAAACAGTAGAGACCGTAGAGACCGTAGAAACTGCTGAAGACTCGACACCCCCTCCAAAGAAAAGGAGGAAGAGACGGACCGCGACTACCAAAACAGAGGAAAACGCGGAAACTACAGTTGATGAGCCCACTACTGCTACTACTAAGAGAAAGCCCAAGCCCAAGCTTACTAGCAAGCGGACAAAGGCTACCGCCACTACATCAACCGATACACCTCCTTGGACTACGGGAGTGGCAGAAGATATAAAAGCCATCGGCGCGCAGATGGTACTGACTCAAGAGAAAACCGAAGACTTTCAAAAGGAAGTTAAGCTCGAGTTAGCTGCGATTAGCGAAAGGGTAGATGCCATCATGGGCTACCTAACCTGGTCTCATAATGAAAACTACGATGACAACATCAGTTCGTTACTAGATTTCGATTGGGAAGACTAGGCAGTATATACTAAATAGGCAGGGAGCAAAGTTCCCTGCCTATTTTTAGCCTACGGTTTTACGGTCCAATATGCCGCTCTAGCTCCTCTAAAAGTTACCTTGCCATTGAAGTGATGGTCAGGTCTTCCCGAGTATCCTTGAAATGCCCTGCTGACTCCTTTTGACCTTTCTTCGTCTGCCCACGCAGGCCCGTAAGGAGGACTGACTGGATGTGCCACGAAAGAAGGTCCTCTAGTTACCAATCTTTCGAACGGACCGCTAGAGGCAGTATCATAGGGGTGCCCCTCGCCCGTCCACGGCGTAGCACCACTACACACTTGAAAAGATGATTGGGTCTCTAGAAACTCTCTTAGTTCGTCCGGAGAGCCGTCCCAGTCTGTCAGAAGCCTTCTGAGCAATGATGAAGGATTTTCCATAAAATACGGGGCGTGCTGACAGTTAGAATATTCCTGAAACCAGTATCCGTCTACATTTGGAGGAGCCCCGACGTATCCCGTGGTCTTCCTGATTTGCTGATCGAATCTTGTATAAACTCGAGGCCCCGTTACCCAAAACCGTATGGCTAAGAAGTAATCGAACTGTCCCGCATCTTGCTTTAGCTTGTAATGTAGGTCTCCATCTGCCTCGGAAGAAAACGAAAACGTTCCCTTTAGGTGTAGTTCGGGAGGCTGTTGGACATGATCTCTATATTGAAGACCGTATCTAGGCTTCTCTCTGGCGGAAAAGATAACCCCTGTATACCTTCCTTCTCCTAAGAAAGTTGCTTCGCATGAATAGGACTGTTGCTGCATCACGGTGCTCATTGGATCTATGTCACTAAGTTTGTGAACATGAGAGGCTACTAACTCACTTACGCCTCCCTGATCCATTCTTACCGTATTCCAGTCTGCTTCATAATTGTCCTTAAAGAGTCGAGTTCTTCTAAGCTCTACTATTATTCCTGTTCTATCTCTCCAATCCTCTATGTTATGAGAGAGAGTTGTTTGAAGCTCACTCGGAAACTTAGATATAACTCCCTGTCCCGATTGATTTAGCGTAGTTCCCCCCGATGCCCCCCATTGCTTAAAAGGAAGATCGTGATGACAGGCCCACTGAGCCTGCATACCTGTTGTGCCAGCATTGACATAGCTAGGAACCCCTTCGCCTTCTTCGTTAAGTTCGTAAAAGGATCTAGGATCATAAGCACCATCCGCTGATGGATGTCTGTGATACCTGCGCTTCGTTCCCGTAGATGCCTGAAACGTTCTATCAAATTCTGCCCACGCGCCTACTTTCGCAGGAGATAATTGCCGCCAAATATGCGGAACGGTAGAAACGTGCCAAGAAACTTCTTTAAGAATGGCGTCGCTTCTTAAATCTATGGGAACTATAAATCCAGTAGTCCCTGGCAGAACCAGTCTTGTTGTATCTAAATAGTAGGCATGCGTAGGTTCTGGGTATCCAATACCATTGTCTGCTGCGACTTGTTCAGGAGTCGTAGTCTTTATTGTAGTAAAACTGCTTCTTGCTAGCCCAAACGAGGTAGTTATAAGTTGTTTGGGAAGGTAATACCCATTCCAGGGCATTAACTCTTCTGAATTCGGGTCTACATAAGAGTGCCCAAGAGGTTGAACAGGATATTCGTCTGGGATTAGATCCACTAACATTGATTGCTGATAAAACAATGGGTCTGTTGCTAAGGATCCCGTAACACTAATCCCGTCCGCACCTCGTTTGAATATTTTACTCTCTTGGACTTCCGGCATAATCCACGGGGACTCTGGATCTATGACGCCCGTCTCAGTGGGTAGCACATAATCTCGAGCCCAAAAATCTCCTATAGAGGATGCGGGAGAGGTTGAAAAAGTTATTGCTAGCCCGTCTGGAGCCAAAGAGCTGGTATCCGGTAACTGAGTTTTTACTATCTTTTTGCCCCACCCTATGTTCGCGGCAGCAGCTCCGGAAAAGCCGAAGCCCCCTTCTCCCCCCGACTCACTGAACCTGGAAAACCCGAAGTGGTCTCTAGATAGAAAAACCTGTTCAAAATTTGGAGAGGTAATGTGTCTATACCTATATCCTGCTTGCTTTATACCGGCAACAGGGCGACCCATAAATGACTTCCTGAGATCCGCAGTGCGCAAATAGTACGGCTGCATACAGCCTATAAAGTGCCCAGACCAGGTCGACTGCGTGGTTCCTAGTCTCCAAGTGCCGCCGCCCTGATGTACGGAAAGCACGTTCCCCTGAACACTATCTGTACCGACTGCATTCCCCTTGGCATAGTCTATTGAACTCCACCAAGGTTCGTCGACAACGTTATTGCTAAGGCGGGCGGAAGGCTGGGTATGTCCAGGATACGTCGAACTGCTCCTAAGGTATCCGTATTCATCTCCAGTAAAAAATTGAGCTTTAGCGGGCCCTAGAGGCACATAAGCAGTTCTATGCTTTCTGAGCTTTATCTCGTGCGCCGTTAAAGTACCTAAAACGGCGGCTTCACTTATTACTGTTGGGTTGGCCCGTACATTTACAATACTAAGCGCGAATATTCGGACGTCTTTCCAAAAATAATATAAGTTATCTTGTGTTTGGGACGTATCAAATCTTCTGAATAAGCGCACCTGTCGCTCGGAATAGGGAATTGCGTTCCAACTGTTCTTGGTCATCATAGGAAGTACAAGGCGTAATCTGTACTCTATATCGTCCCTATTGTTATCCTTTAAGAACTCTCCAGGCAGCTTTGCTCTCGGATCGTTAGATCTAGGATGCCTGTTAGCTGTGCATTCTTCGTCAATCTCAACAAAGCCGGTATCTGCGTTTCTACGAGTTAGCGGTATGACGCGCTCTATAATAATTTCAGAACCATTTACGGTATCTTTTATTATCTGATACCTAAGAGAGGCCACTCTACTGTCCGGATCTTGGATGCTGTCGCCAATAACTAGCGGAGGAAGCTCTGATGAGTGTAGTAGTGCCTGAAGTCTAAAGTTGTACTTTTCGGGATCAAAATTTACAGGTAACGAAAGAGAAACACCTACCAAGCAAACGCCTCTCGGCCCACCGGTACCACTTTCTTCGTCGTCCTGGTTAATTAATATTGAGCCACCTTTAATCGGAGAATAAACGCATTTGTGGTCTGCAAAAGATTTATCTTCTGCGGACCATCCGTTACCTGCCTCATTCCAGATAGCGTTTTGAGATACAATGTTTAGATGTCCGTATCTGTCTGGAAATCCCTGTATGGACTCAATGTGAATATCTTGTCCTGCAAATGTAAACGATTTTGTCCTCTCGTTAACTCGGCTTAACAGCTTTCTAAATAGGTATCTCGGATAGACTTGATCATTTACTAGGCTATCTCTGTGTCCATTCAGGTTTTCCCGGTTTCTTGAATACCAACTATCCGTGCTCAGTATTGGACGTTGTCCTGTAAGAGAGGAAAGCTCGCTTGATATGGGAGGATTTTGATCCGTAGTTAGCGGAGAATACCCGTCGCCTTGGTTTACCCATCTAGACGCGGCGAAAATATTTGTGTCGTCATGGGTGCGATCCATAAACACAGAGCTATTTATTGCCGGTTGAGCTACATTTGGATTTGGGTTCCCATCCGTACTAAATATTTGAGAGTTAGAGTAGTTAACCCAAAGGGAATAATAATTTCCATCATCTAGGCGGTGTAGATTACTATCTCTGTACTCTGCTATTCCTCCGAAATATGCGTTGTTGAACGTATTTAGTCCAATACGTATACCGTAGAAATTCTGTAGCCATGTATTGCTCGCCAGCCTATTCATGGCCCCATAACGTATTCGTCCGGACTCTCCCATCGTTATTCTTGGGTAATCGATATATCCTACGTTTTCTCTAAAAGAAAAATAAGGATATTTAAAATCCCCCTGATCTATCTTATCGCCGATGATTTGTTCAGTAGTTCGAATTCCACTAAAGTGAGGAACTCCAAAATCTGCCCCTAGCGCTGCATAATGAGCCTCAGAAGTATTAGAGCCGTTATAGCTTTCCAAACCAAATAAAGGATAGAGCTTTGAGTAGCCCATAAATGGTAAAGGCGCAGCGTCAAAATGATCAGTAAAGTAGGTCCCTATAATAGAGAATTCAGCCATGTCGACCCATCCATAGGCCCATCTAGCTTCTCGTATGCGGATATAGGTAACCTTTCTATCCCAGCTGTCGGTCTCATCTGCGAGATGTGGAACTGCAATCGTTCGACTGACCTCTAGAAGTCCGCCCTGTCCCTCTCCTCTAGTTGCATTACTGATTACTGATCCGGAAGACGCATCGAATCTGGCAGTATGATCGTTTCTAAGGTAGAACTGCCAGTAAAACTGCCCCTGCTCGTAGTCATATTCTAATTTTACTGACTCTATTCTAAAAAACTTTGCGCTGCCTGCAGAATCGGGATCCCCGGCGTTAATTACATCCGGATCAGATGAATCGTACCGAAACTCTAACACTCGCCCTACGAATTTGTATATTTCGTTCTTAGCCAGCAAAGGATTTGCATCGATGCTACTGTCTGCGTTAGCCAGAACAGACATAACTACTTGATGCGGGGAATTCCCCATTCCACTCAAAGTCGGATCAGTGGAGGAAAACGAATAAAGAGGGTTTCCATTTTCTCCGTTTTTTCCGTCAAAAGGCAGAAGATTGATAGGAGCAGATCCAAGCTCTGAATCCGTTCTATCTACGTTTGCCATATTGCTAAAAGCAAACTGACTCCCGTCGTCGCCAGTGTATCTGAGAAGCTTGTCGCCGGTTAGGTGACTTAAGTTCGCTTCTCCAGAAAATACGGGATACAATCCTCTACTTGTTACGCTGCTTGTAGAGACGAGGGGAGAAAAGTTTCTTAGATTAACAGATCCGCTTACTGTGAGCGCTCCCGTGGTAAAGCCCGCTTCTACCGCCAGCGCTTTTTGCTCATCTGTTCCTTCCATCAAAAGCTTATTTCTATGGTCTTGAATCGTTACGACCGAAGACACATATTCATTCGCTACGGAATCGTTTAGAGCGGTATAAAAAGCTCTAGGAAGGTCTATTTGCAGAGGTAATTTCTTTTTGGCCCAAAGAGCAAGATCACTTGGATCTAATATTCCCGCTCTAAATATTGCTGCGGGATCTGTAGAATCTTTTTTGGGGTCGTACCCTTGTATCTGTCCGGAGGCTAGAACTTCTTTGAGCGCGGTAAACGTACCGCTAGTGACTCTCATTCCATAACCGGAATTTTTCGTAGGGTTGGGCAGCTCAGACGGGTCTGCAAAGGAGCGGTTATCGAATTTATCTACGCTGTTGAAGGGCGACACAGAGGCGCTCTCTGTATAGATGTCCATTCCCGTCGCCGTCTTATCGAGTACACTCTCCGAGCGTCTGTGTGGGGCTCTCGCTAAAATTCCTATGCCGCCTGCAGGAGTGTAGACGTCGATATTTATCGCCCACCCATACGCTGCGTTCCACGGCCCGTTTGCCGCATCATCTTTCGGCTTTATTTCGTTTGGTTGTTGTCCTGGATTAGGATTTACTACTTCTTCAAAACCTCTAGGGGTAGTGGTTACTGAAGTTGAATGAACATCATTTGCCTGGATGTAGAACGCAGAACCGTATCCCAGCCAATGCGCCTGTATTGCTCTCGCGTTTGGATATCCTTCCGCAAAAGCAGTTATCCCTACTTCAGAAGTAGCGTATTCTCCCTCGTAAACATGCTGCTCGGCTACTGAGCCCGCAGAAAACATTATCTTGTATAGACATCCGTATTGAGCGGGAAAATCTTCTATGTTTCCGCTTAGTGAGCGAGCAGTTCCAGCATCTAGTGAGTCTTGTGTATAAAACCGATCTTCGAGCGAAGAAAATCTAGCCTGCATAGCCTCGTATACGGTTTCTCCCTCCTCAAATTCAAAGGGTTGTGCTCCTCGTAGGGAAAACGGAGGCGTTCCTTTGAGAGGAACAAAGTCCCAAGGATCTTGGTTAGCAGTTCTATCATGCCTAAGATTTAAGGGAGATACGCTGAATAGATTATTGAGGCTGTTAAACTTTTTGTCTATTAGGTAGAAGCCAGCGTTAGGTCCGTTAAATATTCTAAGAACGGTTCTACCTATAGTATTGGGGACAGTTCCTGCATCAGGATGGTCAACGTCGGCCAAAAAACTATCAACATCGGTAGCGAAGATATTTCCAGATTGATAACTTACTACTTCATTTTGAAGTGCCGACGCAAATATGCACCTATTAGTATTGGAAGCAGTATCTATCTTTAGGAGGGTAGACTCTACGTAGTTGCCGCTGCTTCCCAGAACCCTTTGTATTCTCTCTAGATGTAAATTGCTTGTCCCTACTCCCTTATCTGTGGTGGGCGAGAGGAGCTGAAGACCTGCGCCTTGCGCATCCAACTGCCTATCTTCAAACATGGATTTGAGCGGAAACTTTTGTGCCGAGTGTCCTAAGTATGTGTAGCCGATTGCAGCGGCTTCGTTCACTTGCGTGGAACCCGAGCCCGACACTACAGCAAGAGCAGCCTTTAGGGGGCTGATAGATTCTTCTAAAAGCACCCCACTACACAGAAATGAACGCCCGCCTCCGGGCGCTGCAAAGCTATTGTCTACCGCCATTGAGCTGAGGTAAGACATTAACGTTAGATCTGGAGACAGTGATTTTAGAGCCAGCCTATTAGTACCCACTACTTCCGTAATTAAGAAAGGCTCATCTGGTCGAATGTGCTTAGTATACCCGTCGGGACTACTATCAACGACAGGTAAGCCAACCCCTTCTGCCGTGACTCCGGTGACTGTTATGAGTACGACCTTCCCCACATCTAGATCGCTCACACGGACAGGCAGCACGTTAGCATTCTCATTCACTGTGTCAATTTCTAGGACCGTATAATAATCAGAATGACCGGTTAATGTTCCTGTTACGGTTTTATTCCTATTTAGTCCTCCAGGTCGCTGACCGAATGCATCCGTATTGAGGGCAAACTCTAGGGGACCGTTACTTATAGTTAGTTTCGATCCGGATCCGGTCTCAGATCCTACATAATTTAGTCGCTGCCCCTGATACACCCCATCAAAAGAGGTCTTTCTCCATATCCTTCTTACCGTGAACGCATCTATCTCTTCTGCAGTATTTACAGAAGGAGCAATTAGAAAATTAGCAGGAAGATTTCCTAGAAGTGTCGAGGTACCAAATACTATTCTTATTTTGTTCTCATAACTCTCAGACCCTGAGTCCCTTTCTTCAGGCTTTTTAAGGTCTCCAGGAAAACTCCGAATAGCCGGATAAAAGCTAAGATGTATTTGATCTTCAGTAGTCTCAAACATACCGTCTTTACGTACATCTATCTTTCCTAGATTTGCGGTCCCGTTATTTAAGAAAGCGACGTCTGTATGATGAACTGACTGTACTTCGATTTCAGTCTCCGACAGAACACTTATTACTTTATAGTCTCCATTATGGTTGATGGGAGAGCTAATGGTAGAGGCGGAAATAGTCACTAAGTCGTGCGGACGTACTTTCTTAGTAACGAACTCAGCATCTTCACATACCAGAACACAACCATCTCGTATTTCCGTTATATTGATACCGTTATGGATCCAACGCTTAACGCCCAGAACTTGTAGTCCGTCTGGGTTATGGTCCATGGTGTCCGGCACGGGGTTTTGAGGAGCTTCATTTTCACTACCCCAGGTCACGCCCCATTGTTCAATTGTTTGGGTAGCTCCTCGAGTTACCAAAGCTACTCTTACGGGAAGATGGTCCTCTACTATTGCTTTCTCTTCTAAATCCATCACCGAAAAACAGTTAGATATTTCAGAAAGTGTAGAGTTTGCCGTTAGGTCTCCGACAAATATATCCGTATTTAGAAGTAGACTATCGTACTCATCTCCGACTGTTGGGCTCAGATTTATCCCTAATATGGTGTTTCCATCTTTTACAAGCCTCGGAGAATCCGCATCTAAGTCTATTACAACCGGAACTGCTACTTTTTTAGTGAGCCGAACTTCCGCAGCATCATCGTTTATCCCCAGTTGATGAAGACTTCTGTTGAAATTAATAGAGGCTCTGTCTTCTCCACGCGCCAAAAACGTGGCCCCGGCTTTATTCTGTTCTCCAGTAGGGCGTGCAGGGGTAGAGGCTAGGTCCCCTGATTTCACTGTTGCCCCTGGATGGGGGTGGATATGAAAACCCATTAGAGGGGCTAGGTCTATAAAATTAGCAGATCTATTTTTTAGTATTCTTATGAAGGAGGGAGATCCTGCGACGGGTTCTCCCGACTGTAAGGTTTGAATACGTAAGCAGCCTTCGTGGTCAAACGCAGTGACAAGGGCGGAAACGTCGACATTTTGATTCATGGAGTCAACGATATTAGCTAATGTAGTCTCTTCGTCGGTACGGATTTGAAAATCTACAACACCACTTTCAGTTTCTATGGTCAGCTCAAACGTCTCTACTGGATTCACTAATGGAGTATTCTCGATAGAATCAAGCTTACCCTCTGAGTTTATGTGCTCAGTTCCTGTAATAAACGGCTGAGAGTGTACGAACACGTCCGTATGTCCGGACATAAATGCTCTTCTTTTATACTGGCTCATATGAAACGTACCTCCCAAACCACTCTAAGCGTGTAATTGCTTGTCTTGGTTATCGGTTCAAACTTTTTGTATGCGACGGGGGCTCTATCGCCCGATGCCTGGAGTCCGGTCAAAGCGGGAAGATTCCAATCATCATCAGGATTTCCGTCGGTGAATAGTCCCGCTTCGGTGATAACCACATCAAAACCCAGGCTGATTTCTCCTAATCCATACTCTCGCCCGAACCTGACAGACGTTTTGGTTACTGCTGCCGCAGACATCGGAAAAGTAGGAGGAGTTACGAGAGGAGCTAAGAACTCTCCCGGAGAGTAGGGTATTGGGTCTACAAGAGAGCGGATATTAGCTACTTCAGGCTGGGCTCCTGCTCCTAAACCTATGTATGCCACTCTATCTTGTCTATAGACTTCTCTAGGATTAGCTGCTTTTAGGGCTATTAGTTCTGCTAAGTACTCTCTGCCAGTTAGTGTCCAGATATTATTTCCCGACACCGAAGAAACTAATTTTCCTCTTTCTCGGGTCTCTGCACTAAATACTCCTTGTATCACTGGGGCAGATTTGTGGTCTTCAATAACTTCTGGGCTAAACCAAGAAAATAGCTTACTAAACGGAATCATAGAGATAGTCTCCTTATAATATTCTTAGCATCTTCTAGGCTAACTCCAAAGGCCTTAGCTACCTTTTTCGGACAGAGTGGAGACCCATCAGAGGACTTAATTCCTCCGGATTTATCGCCCGTCTTTCCGCCGACGATTTCGATGCAATCTTTAATTTTTGTAGTTTCTTTTATAGTCGAATTTTTTTTCATTGAGGCTCACGCCGAAATATTCTACCAGAGGCCTGAACATTTAGATCCATAATACTATTAACCGAGAACAATTTTGGAAAAACATCAACTATTTGTAAAGTATCTTCTTTAAGCTCGCCTTCTGGCGTTTTCCACCAAAACTGGAAAAAATCTCCCGGAAGAACTTCCATATCTACAAAGTTTGTTTCTGTTACTCCGTCCGAAAGAAAAATATCGCCCTCATAAGAGACCATTATCCCGCCAATTGATCCAACAGGCCTGTCTTCTTCCGGCAAAGGCACCCAATTTCCATTAGCGTCGAAATTGTGTCCAAACGTTAACGTAAAATTAGCTGCCCTAGCATACACATTTATTGAATAGTTTTCTTCTGGAATAACCGCTGACTCTTCCGTGGTTGCCTGAACTCCTGGAAATAAAGAAGACACGAATATTTCGTTTTCCTGGGGCACTAAGCTATTATTATTCGGGAGATCCAAATGTGTTAGAGGTGCGTAAACTCCATGCGATACGCTTGTAGTGCTGTCCAGAACCCCATCTCCTGTAGTGTCCTCTGCACTAACCAGCACCTCTACTAAGAATCCGTTTTTACGGCTAAGAAACTGGGTGCTTACTAGTCCCTCTGCGTTATCCCCATAAAATACTCCGCTTCTATGCTCTTCCGGTACTGTAAAAGGAGCATCGTTATCTTCTAATTGAATTAGGCCTGATAACGCTTCTAAATTTTGCGTATCGGACAGCGTTTTATTATTTAGAGAAGACAAAAGAACAAGAGGGAAAAATATCTCTACCTCTACTTTATCCTCTGCAAAAAGCCTTTCTAGTCGAGTATCGCTATCGACATCATCTTCGTCTAGGACTGGGCGCACGAGCGAGAACTCAACTATTCCGTCTGCTTCAAATTCCTGATCAACTACTATAAGATGGGCACCTTGGATAACGGATGAAATTCTATAAACTTGTCCCTCAATGTGAAGTTCATCTCCGGACCGCATGTAAACGATATGATTTTTACTGTCTTCTCGTAGCGTTAGATTAGCTGCTCCGGCTAATACGTCGGCGGTACCCGTAACAATTGGATTACTTAATAGAGACCATCTCTCTATTCTCCAGTTGAATGCGCCTACTCCCATTCCGCTAAGGTCAATAGGGGTCTTTAGTGTTAGGTACCTATGTGTGTCTATATAGGTCTGCTGATCAGGACTCCAAATGCCCGGACTATCGATTTCTGCAAACCTGTCTTCAACTATGAGTACATCGTTTGCCGTCACCCCGTTAGCTACGAACGGCACATGCTGTTCCTTAAGGTCAAGTACCTCTATACTAGAAGTGTCTTCGTAGTCAGCATGTATATAAATGTTTTGATTGTGATCAGCTCCGGTCGGCGGAGAATAAATTAGATATCCATTCTCTCTCTGAACTATAAATCGTGCTGGTACGTCTTCTCGCATATCCAGAGGATCTATGGCTCTGGGGGCGTCTCCTTCGTAAACTTCTAAAGCCAAATCACCGTTTTCGTAAGTATCGGCAACTCGATATCGTCCTCTATTTCGACCATCTAGTATGAAAAGAACGTCGCCCTGTCGAACTAACTGACCAAAAGCTCGGATCTTTGTTCCTCCGGCAAAATACTTATTTATTGACGAAAGCTCCCACTCTTCCTCTTCTTGATACTGGAATTTTTGAACGAATCTAGCGCTGTTAACCACCTGACGTCCGTCTCTAATTTCTCCCAGGGTAAGGTCACTCCCCGTGAATAGTGTTCTACTGCCAAAAGATCCTAAATCTATTGCTCTGTTTCTCAAGTCGTCTAGTTTATGAGTAGATTCTCTACTGAATGCGGGATCATCAAAGAATCTAAGTAGAATATCTATAAATAACTCAACTTCTACTATCACTTCATCTATAAAAGAAATGACGCCTACGATTTTTGGCTTTGTGTATATGGGGCGAATGTTCATTAAAAATTCGGACACCAACGGCATATCTCTAGAGTCCACAGCTCTGAGATCTATCTCTGCCTGCCAAGTGTGAAATTTTTGGAGAGCCTCCTTACCGTAGTAAGGAGACAGCCCTCTTAACGACTCGGGATCGCTAATCCTATCAACTATCTTTACTGAGTTTGTAAGTGTGGTGAACTCTGGAAGTATGTCTCCCTCCTGAAAGACCTCCGAAGTATTCGGGTTAATTGCAAGCCCATCAAAGTCTAAATTTGGGTAGGTAGATGCAGTTTTTCTATACCTATACGTCCTAAAGATTCCCGTTCCGTTACCTTCCGCAGAAAGGTCTTCTGTAAGAACTCTACCCAAATTATTGGTGTAGTCTTCTCGTATTTCTATTATCTGACAAGACGTTTCAGTCACGGGAAGATCTAGTAGAGTATGTGCGCCAATTTTAGCGGATGAGAGTGTTGGGCCCATAGTCCAGCAATACATCAAAGCTTCTACGGAAGAACGAAAAGAGACCTGTGTTGCGCCGTATTGGTCGAGACTCTCTTTAGTTACTCCTACCAATACCCCAAAGTTATCTTCTATGTATTTGAAGTTATCTACCAGAGTTGTAGGGGCCCATAGGTACTCTGGAGCAGGATTTTTTGGGGAAAAGGCAGAAGAAAAATATAAGAAATTTCCAGCAACCTGCCTGTGAATTTTATACTGTACATTTGATTCCGTGTACGGAGGCAGAGATCCATCTAAAGAGTCTCCACTTACTCTCAGAGTAGTTTCATCCTGTATTCTGGATATTATATATGTTCCTATATTAATCCCGGAGGTTATTTCTATCTGGTCCCCTACTCGGACACTCTGCGCTATTAAATCAACATCCCCAAAAGTAATCTCTTCGCTGTTAGCTATCAATCTAGCTTCAAAGCCTCTTAGAGAAGTTTGATTACTCAACACATAATTAATATTCTCCACCATTGAGATGGGAGCTTTATTTAGGTCTTTCCAAGTTCCATCAGAGTAGGCAATTCTATACGTTCCCTCCTCCGTTTCACTAACTCTTTCGGGATTGATGTATTCGTGAAGAGCGGGTATGGAGACAATTGGGTAATCCCCATTTTTCTCTAAGTCAGACAGCCCTATTGAAGAATTTCTAATAATTTTAGACGGTCGAAGATAAAATGAGAAAAAATTCGGAATATCTAACAGGGTGTTTCCTGTTGTCTTAATATTGAAAATCTGTGCTTTAAATTGCTGACTTAGGATAAACGCTCGTACCTGCACGGACAGATCTAAAAACAAAACAGTAGTATCGTCTACAGACGACAGCCTTGCTGTAGGTATGCCCAAAGAAGAGCATAAAGATATTACCTCAGTCGGTACCAGTTCCCCAAACCAATCATCTCCCCATTGCAAGTCTTCTATGCCCATTTCAATAGAAAACAAATTGTCCACACATCCTGTGACTTGAGCAGATAAGGTAGCTGTGGCGTCTATATCCTCTCTATATACATCTATTAATAGGGTGTCTCCTCTCCGGACTCCTAGCTCTTTAACGTCCGCAAATTCGGAAGTCTGAATAGTGGTGCCAATTCTCCAGTTCAGGCGCTCGAGTCCGCTAGTAGCCGTAGGCTTCTGCAGCGTAACTACCCATAAAGGTCCTCGCCCTCCCTCCGTGGTAGGGGCCAAATCCATCAAAGTATCTACTCTAGATATTCTGTGGGCCTCATCTTCTAGTACTAGGAGGTGGTCCTTTACGTCTATGTTCACTTCTATTTCGTATGAGGCCGTACTACCCAGCACGGAAGAGCCAAACTCTTTTACAACTAGGTACCCTGTTTTCGCGGGGTTTATACCCGATATAATGTAAGTTTTTCCTGTATTAAGTCCCGATGTTATCTTTAATCTAGCCCCAATAGCAGAATCCAAAATATGATCTCTGTTGACCAGTATTTCATAATTTGATGCTATTTTTCCGCCCGTTCCCAGTAGATTTTGTTTGGAAAATTCGTACAGGTTTGCCTCATCAAGAGGTATGTACACAGTATCGGTGTGCGAAGATTCTTTCTTTACGAAACTGACTCTAGACGACCGTATTATCTCGAAAGACATTCCGCCAGATGTGATAGGAAGGGGGCGATCTAATAACAAGCTAAAGTCGTTAGACAGTCCTCCTGCAGTTCCTATGGCCGTTATCTTCCAATATCCGGCATTTCTTGTGTTTCGGATTTTAAGATAATCGCCATTTTCGATGTCTAAAGAAGAAAAATCTACACTTGGGGAGTACACTTCTTTTGGTTTTCTAATTAGGTACTCTAGGTCAGCGGCACTTACTACTCTCTCTAGTCTAAAATTAGCGAACGGCGTGGTGGCAGAGACAATATAACCAGTCCCTGCACTGTTAATTCTATTTATTAAAAAGTCTCCGACATTGCTGCCCGAGTATACCGTTAGCGTCGTTCCGATTGCCTTAGGAGTAACTGCAGAGTCTAGAATAATTTCCGTATCTGAAACAATTATTCCCTTGTTTACAAAGGTCACTGTTCCAGTGAAGGCCCCTCTTCCACTCTGATGCCGCGCCCATATCGAAGTGCATTTAGAATGGTCCAAAGAAATTGTTGGAGAATAGCTTATCCATTTTTTCTGGAATAATGGCTGTATAGTTTGAATAGACTTTGCTCGGTCAATTTGCATAGCTCTGAGAAGGTCAGATGCTACTAATTGAGTATAGCCAGACCAAAGAGTTGGAAATACTTCCCTATCATTAACCAATTCCCAGAAAGATCCCAGAACCTTGTACATAAAGTCGCCAGGAGGACTAACCCTCTTTACAGAAGGAACCACAATCGGAGAGAAAAACACTGCGGACCTAGTAGGCTCGCTTTGAACTCCATCTCTAGATACCACAAGCTGTACGATATATGTGCCTGTTACGTCTGCCTCTAGTCTGATTAGGGATCCGTCTTCTTCCTCGTATTCTATCTCTGCCTTGGATCCCGTAGGCGATCTAAGTGTCCACTCTCGAGTTATATTCTCTTCGCTTCCGTTTACGTTAGAGCCCGCCGAACTAAACTGAACAAAAGTGCCCAGTATTGCTGTGGCCTCTTCAGGAGAGACTATTGCAGACGGCCTAGAGCTTAAAGGTACTAGGGAAAAGCCTGTAGCTTCTGTAGATCTTGTCATTAGTCCCTGTCCCTCGTATCTATAAGTAGATTGGCCTTGCTGGAATATACCCTATCTTCCATTGTTTCGGAATCGAGAGACAAATTACTTATATAGTTAAAGCCGCTGCCTACAGAAACGGCCGCCATCCTAATCTTATAGGCTATTGGTCCTGCCCTGCCTTCTTCCGGATTAGCCAGTGAAATAGACCCAACTGCTACGGTTGCCTTATCTGGAGTGAGTGCTTCTGGATTACAAGATGCCTTAGCTACCACATCCTTGTCTTTCCACGGGATATCGATAGCTGGGTTTTTAAAATCATAATTAAAGTATACTCGTACAAACTCTCCGGGCTTGTATGAAATTATGTAGTTATGTGTCGAGGTTGGAAAGATGTAACTCTTTCCGTCTGGGAGG